TAATAAGATTAACAGTGCATAAAGAGAGGACCAGCGATGGTTTAGAAAATGATATAAAACTTGTTCCGAAGGGACATATTGAAACATTTGAAACGTTTTGTTTCAAGTGTTTCAGTGTGTCTCACTTGGCGATATTGCCAAGCTGTGAGTATTTGATTTAATTGAATAAAGTTGATAAGTTTGAGAAAAGTTTAGAAAAGTGTGGGTGGATTTGTTAATCCCCATATTGCTCAAATATACTCAATATACCCAATATAATCATATACTTACAGTTTCAAAAACTCGCCACCTTTAATGGCGAAACGTTGCATTGATTAATATCTGCAATGTTGAATGTCACAAACCTTGGATTTTATTAAAGTTTTCCAGGTTAGACAATTGAAACAACGGAACATTTTGTTTCACAGTGAAACATTTTGTTCCAAAATGGAGAATCCTCTCCAATTGACTCTCAAGGAATCATTATGAAAATGTTTATCTTTTCCATGGCAATCATTGGGCTATTCTTTAGCCCGATGATATTGGTTCTACTTTAACTTTTAACGAATCCCAACTTTTAAAGTTGGGAGACTGGCAATCATGTCAGCTTTTGAGTATATCATTCAAAAGTAAAATAAATGTTGGAGAAAGAAAAATGTTTGTTAATTTAACAAATCATCCTGTTAGTAAGTGGAGCAAAGAACAGAAAGAAGCGGCACAGAATATGCCGCTTAGAGAGGACGATGATAAAGACCGAAGCATAATGTGCTTCGCGTATTTGATGCCGAACGTAGACCCTTCTTTCACACGAATGCAAGTGCGACAACTTGCGCGAAACACATTAAACACTATCTTGGACCAAATCTATCCACAACCTAAGATTAATAAGGAGTTCGGCCGCAGTCATCTCCAATATCTAGTTCAAGGCCACTTTGGCCTTGTCCACAACTTAGTCGAAATGATCTCAGACCAAGGCGAAACCGCATTTTATGCGACTTCCGAGCGCAAAAGCTCGGAAGTCGTAAAAGAAGACGGAACGACGGAGAAGGTCTCGACCTTCTCCTTCGTCCAATTTACAGAATACTAAACGATTCCCAACTTTTAAAGGTTGGGAACTGGCAATCATGCCGGCTTTTGAGTATATCATTCAAAAGTAAAACAAATTTAGGAAAAAAAAATGTGTGAGAAATGTGTGAAGTTGGAGGCCATTGGCCTCGCGGCCAATATGTTCGTGATGATAGCAGCAGCGGAAACGCTGAAGACTCTCGGCAATTTCGAAGGGGAAAGTGAGAACAAGATTCTCTCCAAGTGCAAATGGGCCATTAAGATGTTTCTCGACGGAAACATCGGCGGATTTCTTGCTGAAGAGCAAAGGATCATGAGCTCCAACCCGACGATTCACTAACAAAATAAAATAAATGTTGGGAAAATAAAACTTCCCAACATTTATTTATTTTATTTTTAAAAAAATCGAATGAATGAATAAATATTTCATTCAAAAATATTGTAAAGGAAAAAAATGAAAGTATCAGAATTGACTTGGGAAGAAAAACTAAGCTTTATAAGAGAGCTTAGGAACTTCTTGATGGACAAGGCAAATAAGAGTCCTTTTGAAACATCTCTGTGTCTCACGGTGGACATGCTCGAAGAAATGATTATAAGATTTGAAATCTCTTATGATTTCAAGTGGAGAATTTGGGATTTACACCAAAAGTGTAGATTTTATATCTAAACGAACGAACGAATGAATCAATGAAAAATTGATTCATATGCTGCAATGTCGCAGATATCTAGGAGTACATTATGAAGAAAAATAAAAAGAACTTTGAAAATATCGAAGTAATCATGTTTTCGCGATTTTCAGAAATCGTGTTCAATTCACTTAGCGAACTGAACGGGGTCACTGACCCAGAAGATTTCGAGTCCGTATTGTTAGAAAAAACGGACGAATGCTTTGATATTGGAAAGTTCCAATATTGCATATTGACGGGAATGGATATAATACCCATAGTAAATCATGTTTTAGATGATTTGGAAGTCTCTTCGTATGAAGGGAACAAGAGTTGGATTAACTTAGTACAGAAAAAGTTAGGAGTTCTTTTCGAAGACCTTCTAATCGCTGTGCATGATTAATGATTAACGAATTTCCAATGAAAGCATTGGGAAACATAGCAATGTCGCTATTAGCTAAGGAGTATAATGAACACCGTTTATATCATGCAAGGCGTGCCCGGAATGGGCAAAGATTTCTTTATCGACAATTTCCGAAAGGAAATGCAACTGTCAACTGAAGAAATGGTCGTCTGCTCGGCAGATGATCATTTCATGAAAAATGGTCATTATGATTGGAACCCCGCCCAATTGGCAACTGCTCATGGCAGTTGCTTCAAAAAATTCGTGGCAGCTTTGGATAGTTTTACCCCATATGTGTTCGTGAACAACACGAACATAATGAAAGTTCATTGGAAACAGTATACTTATTTTGCGGAAAAACGAGGATATAATGTCGAGTTCGTCAATCTATTCGAAGAGTTCGATTTGTCAACCTCTTTGAAGAGGGACGAACTCTGTCGAAAATTCGCTGAGAGGAACGTACATAGCGTTCCTATGGCTTCCATCGAGAGAATGATGGCTCAGTACCTGAAAGAAAACTAAACGCCCAGAACCCTATAAAAAGGGTTCTATATGCTGCAATGTCGCAGATATCCAGGAGTATATTATGGAATCTCTTGAAGATATTTTAATCATGGTTGAATGTCTGATTAGTGATATCACTAATCATGCAATAACAAAAGAACAAAAAATTAAAGATTTAAAAGAAATTAGAGACGCAATTGCTTCTCGAATTCCAAAAGGTAAATTAAGGAGGATAGAAAGAAATCTTTAAACGAATGAATCAATGAAAAATTGATTCATATACTGCAATGTCGCAGATATCCAGGAGTACATTATGGAAATTAAGAATTCAGAAAAATGCAAAATCCTTTGTTGGAACGATCTGACAAAAGAAGAGAAAAGTGATTTCGATCACTATAGAAAACCTGATACAGATGCCAGTTTCTTTCGATATCGTAACAATTGTTACGATATCAATGATATGATGCCAACTTCAGAAGAAGGTTGGCAATTTGCAGAACATGCAACTATCTTCTGGGGAATCGTCTGCAAATTCGCAGAAGATGATTATGACGATTTCCACATCGTCTGTGCACAATATTCTTGTTAAACGAATGAATCCTTTTTTACAGGATTCATATGCTGCAATGTTGCAGTATATTTAGGAGTACAATATGGAAATTGACAACAAAGAGAAAGCATTAACCGCCAGCATTGCTACACTGAATGCTTTGATTCCTCAATATGGGAAAGATCTAGAGGAAAACATTGCAAACTTGAAGACGCTTGAGCAAAGCGTCTTTGAGACAACTTTTGAACTCAAAGAGATTGTGAAGACTTTGAGTTCACAGTTGAAAGAACTCAAAGACCTTCAAACTCTGAATGCTTGGAGCAAGGAAGTCACCCATACGGACTTTGAAATTCTGCACATCAACGATTTGCTTTACAATCTTGAACAGAAGTATGCTTTTGATGTGCAAAGTGAATTCATGGAGCGTTTGGAATTAAACGCGGATTTTTCATACGGAGACGCCGAGTTGACCGTCGTCTACGGAATCAATTTGGTGTCAAGTTTCGATGATGTTTTCTGCAAATTCGGATTTCCAAATTGGCAAGAGGATATGCCCACAGACTTCGATCAAAAGTTGGTAGCCATCGAAGGATAAACGAATGAATCCTGTAAAAGGGATTCATATGCTGCAATGTTGCAGCATATCTAGGAGTACATCATGAAAGAAGACTACAATTTCAATTGGTTCGAAGAGCTTGAAAAAGCTGATTCGAAGGAAAATAATAAAATGTCTCCAGAATCAAAAGTGGCAATCTTAATTGCCGAAAAAACAATTATCGATTTAAAGAAAAGACTGACTCTCAATAGTCAGTGGTTAGTCTTTTATAAAGGATTTGATAGGGAAAAGTTCCGATACCATAGAGAAGAAGAAGAAAATTTAGAAAAGCTTCTTATTTTGCAAGAAATATTGCTAAAAAATATTTCTAAATAATCAACGAATGAATCAATGAAAATTGATTCATATTCTGCAATGTCGCAGTATCCAAGGAGTATATCATGTCTAACGTTAAATTCAAATTTTGTTCCCAATTATTATTGGAAGACATAACTTTCGCGTGGAAGAAATTTCACCATCACAGAATCATGGAAGTAAATCTAGCTCTCTTTTATTTAAGAGCAATTAGTTATGCAACTATCTCCGGACAGGAGCATTTCCAAAAAGATGATAAAACAAAAAGCTATGCCGATCATGGCATCAGCAATGTTATTAACAACTTCTTAATGAGAATACAACAAGAAGTTGACAATGTCGATGAAGCATACATCAAAAATGGCACAGGCTTTCCAAGTCATGAAAACTATAACTATGAAATCCTTAATGTCGAGTTATCTAAGTTTCGCGAGTTTGTGAAGAGACTCACTTTTTTCAAAAAAGCGGAACAAGATGCGGAGGATAATCTAGGAATGTTGGTCGCCATGTATGAGATTGAGATAACAAAAACATAATACGATTGCCAACATCTGTTGGCAAATATAGCAATGTTGCTATTACTAAGGAGTACATCATGTCTAATCTGATGAAAGAGCTTTCAATTGAGATATATAATAATTATGAATTCGAAAAATCTTTTGGAAACGTTCAACGTCTATTCCAAAGAATAAAGCTTTATCAGGATACTGAAAATTTTTATGAGAATGAATTCATTCTCAGTGTCATTTCTGATCTATTGGAATACGTGCAGTTTCAATATTTCTCAGTTGAAAAAGAGGAAGAAGAATACTTAGTTCTCTCTCTTAAACAAAAAGCTATGTTTTGGTATTACACCAGAATAAACATGGCAATATCAAACGTAAAAAGTTTGATGTCGTTTAATATAAACAGTTATGCGCTTAACGAGCAAGCTTTTGAAGAATATAAAAACGTTTGCGTGCGTGTGAGTTGGATTTTAGACAGAATCCAGAATGTAATCAATGAATCAAATGGATTTCTCGTGGCCATGGAAAATGCGAAAGACGCATATCATTCTTATATCGTCAAGTTATCTGATGATACAAATATCTAACAAACGAATGAACCCTTTTCACGGGGTTCGTATTCTGCAATGTCGCAGATTTCTAGGAGTACATCATGGAAATAATCAAAACTACCCAAGAGACAACAATTAACATCCCCCAGGAAAACCTTGAGAATTGGAAAATCTTCCAGAAAATTTGGAATAGGTCCAAAAGGGAGGATGATCCTAAAGAGAAAATATTTTTACAGAAGTTGGCACGAATCGTACTTTCAGATTATGAGAGGAAGTACTTTTCGGGTTACTGCCCAAAGTACAAAACTGTCTTGGACACAACAAAAGACTCGTTAGAGTTTTGTGTATCGCAAGTGCCAACATTCATCATGCTATATATTGATGATATGCTTACACAAGAAAGTCTTGACAAGATTCATAGTATCCTTTTCGAGATTCAAAGATATATAACTTTGTTCTCGGAATTTTTACTTATGAACTCTAAGAACGAAGAAAAGATTAGAGAAGCAAAATTGCTTCATCAATCTCACATTCATGATTTCACAATACGAATCTTAAGAGATACAGGAGAAGAAATTTGAGATATCCTCACAGAAGATATTTTTTTGTATTTTGCGAAATAAATAATGAACCAGTAAACTCTTATATTTCAAGACATAAGAGTTTTGAGGCTGCGCTAAAGGCAAAATACAAACACAATCAAAAACCATGCCCCAGTAATGTATATTACGAAGTTTATGAGTTTACACAAGTTCATGGCTATCGTAAATTTTGTTAGAGTACCGAATATCAGATTAATTTCTGATATCCTTGGAAATGTTACCAAGGGCTGAGAAGGATCATGATATGCGATAATTTAAAAATCATTTTCTCGCACATGAAAGTTTTTATGTGTATAGAAAGCGGGGAAGAACATATTACATTCGTAAATGAAAATTATGCGATAGTGATAGTTGGAAATTCTAACTTGATTGAAGCATATTGTCCTGACGATGTAGATGATTACTTGACAATGACGCTCAACCTGGAAACAGGTATTATAATGAAGCACGACTCATTGCTACCAAGTATACAATCTGAAATCGAAAGGGATTTAGAAATCTTGTACAAACTCTTGCACAAGATTAGTTGAGATTGTTAAACATACATTCGAAAGAGAGTAAATAATGTCGAATACCAATTCTATCGCCAGTATCTTCGCTAATACCAACTTCGACATCGAGAAGCCCGCTAAGGCTTCTAAGGTTTCTAAGTTGGCAATCGGTAGCGAAGATGTCACTACCGATAATCCGAATGGTCATGCCTTTGGATTTGCTGCGGTTTTTAGTCCACAGGCCGGAAAAGCTTGGCACGGTTTGGGAGAAGTTATGGAGGAAACTCCTACTTCTGGTTTGCAGTTATTGGAAAAGGTTGGACTGGATTCCGAAAACTTCGGAATCCATGTGTTGCCACGGGTAATGCCAAGTGTGAAGAATCCGGGATTATATCTTCCTACAAGTGGTTCCCAAGTTGTCGCAACTTGGGGGGAGAAGCAATTCGAAATGAATGCTTCTGTCAGCGCGTCATGGGCCAATTTTAGTTGGGAGAATGCTCTTCTTCCGCCTAAAGAATTGGAAGAAGCACTCATTCCTTTTGGATTGATTGTTTTTGACAATGGGGCGAAAGCCTGTATGCAGTATCTCGTTGGAGATATTGGGGAAGGTGGTTTCGCGGACGGAAATGCGTATCTTTTGACCATCATGGGTAGCCTTGATGGTTCGATGGCGCTTAGTCCAAGAAAGACCATTATGGCTACCGTGTGCATGAATACGATGATGCACGTAAAGGCCCAAGCCGCCATTGGAAATGGTAATCTAAAGCGCACGGCAAACGCTTATATCCTATTGGATGATTGGAAGTCTTCGCTTGTGGACGTAGTGGAATCTACGTCTCAATATCAGAAGACTTTGGACAAGATGCTTAGCCGTAAGATTGTTGACAGTGAAAAGAGGGAATTCTTCTCAAATCTTTTCGGCAAGTCTCTGACTGACAATGATTTGTCGGATCGCCAGACGAAGTCGTTGGAAAAACTTCACGTTGATTTTCTGAATCACTTGGACAATGATCAGCCGGGTGTCGAGGATATTGACACATCAACGGTTTTCGGGTGGGCTCAAGGCGTAACCTCTTGGACTCTTCGCAGCAAGCGAACGAATATCCATGGATACACCGGTGACGTAAATCTTGAGACGGTTCGATTGCGTTCTCGTTATGAGGATGTACTGAACACTGATACGACGGCGCAACCTGCGCTTCAGTATCTGTATCAGCTCGTCGCATAACATATGACGTTTAGAATATGATAAACAGACAAATTGTTTATCATATTCTAAAATTCTGCAATGTTGCAGATATCTAGGAGTAACATGAATAAGTTTTGTAAGATTCTTGGTGCTGTCGCTTTTTCATTCATAAGTGTTAGTTCTGCTAATGCAGATGATAATGAACCACTAGACAAAGACAGAATAAGAGTCGTTGAAGAATTACTCGCTGAAGCTAAGATTTATAAAGAAGATGCCGATGCATGGACACAAATAGCACAAAATTATAAATCACAAGTATCAGATTATAAATCACAAGTATCAGATTATAAATCACAAGTATCAGATTATAAGCTAATGGAAAAGTTACAAACGCAAATGGATGAACAAAAAGTAAAAGAATATAGAGCAGAAAAAGCGCGACCTTCTGATATAAAAAAATTTAAGACGGCTCTCGACAACATGAAACGTTATTATGTCCAAAATAACTTAGTTATGGCAAAAAAAGAAGAAGCAAAAGCTGATTTTTATTCTAAGAAAGCAGGTGAAAAAGTATGGCATCATATACGGGCATATGAATTAGAAGAAGAGATTCTAGAGTTAGAATATCGTCTCACAAAAAAACCTGACATTGAAACTATATTTGTTGCGATACAATCTACAACCGACAAAGTTAAAAAAGCTGAATTGGCTCTGAGTACAGCCAATTAAAAATCAGAAGAAGCACTTAAAAAATCAGAAGAAACGCTTAAAAAAGCACAATCTATATTTTCTAAAGTAGAGTCATTCAAGAAACACAATTTTACATTGACTATACCAAGCGAATAATCAGACGAATCTCGGCAGAAATGCCGAGATATACTGCAATGTTGCAGATATCTAGGAGTACATTATGAAAGAACTAGAATATAAGATAAACTTGTTAAAGAACAAAATCGAAACAATCAAAAATGATTTCGAAAAAAGGAGAAGCCTAATAGAAGAAATAGAAGTAGCTCAAGCTACTTCTATCAAAATTTTGAATCAATTAAAGATTTTGCCCCACGAAATCTTTGAGTTAAGCGACAAGGAAAAAGAACTTAGTAGCTTAATTGACTTGTCTTCTTTTCAAGAAAAAGAAGACAAATGGCGAGAACTGATTAAAATTTCACCTGCGAAATTTATGTCATATTGCTATGACAGCGTACTGTGCGCAAACTTAACGGATTACGAAGGTGCAGTGCGCAACTTCTTGGGCGATCCCACCGTGTGTGGATTTGAGCTAGATGATAGAGTGCGTGTAACTAATATGTTTATCACATATCTTAACCAATATTTTATTCGTTAACGAATCTCGGTAGAAATGCCGAGATATTCTGCAATGTTGCAGAATATCTAGGAGTACATTATGAACGAATATTGGTTTATTATAATTATGTTCTCATTCTACTTTGCTATTATAGCAGCAATACTTGCTAATAGATATAATCGCTGCGCCGGAAGTTGGTCCTTCTTTGGTTGGCTTTTTGGTCCTTTGGCAATATTTGCTTTGCTTGCAGCAGGAATTAAACCAAACCAAAACCAGAATTTGATCCGTTAGATTGGTTTTAGGGGTTTAAAAGTGGTAAGAAAAAAATTGTAAATCGTCGCTTCGAATAATTAAACGAATCTCGGCAGAAATGCCGAGATATTCTGCAATGTTGCAGATATCTAGGAGTACGTTATGAACGAAAGAAAAACGGTTGTGATTTACAATAACATTACAGGCTTCGAGAAAGACTTTAGTGTTATGAAAAAATATCTAGTGTCAGTTGGACACACTCCGAAAACGGATACGGGTTATGTCACTAGAGTTGAGACGGCAAATGTGTTGCAATTGTTGTTTCAACTTATGATCTCAAAATTCTTCAAGTCACAGAAAAATGAAAATTCTAAAGAACTCCATGGAGATCCAGAAGAGGCATATAGGCATTCTATATTCCGGATTATTTGGTTATTAGATTTGATGTGTGATCGGATTAAGTATTTTACTCCATGGCAAACACAATTCGAAAACCTTGACATTGTCGAATCAGAAAAAAACAGAAATTTGATTGATTATGTTTTTGAGAGGCTGGCGGCTGAATTTTATGAGATAGAAGTCCTCATGTATGGTGCAAGAGACTTAGAGGGACAATTGGAAAACCTGATTGCAAAGTATAACAATTTTGCGCAGGATTTCGAAAACGATTCCTTAAAAAGATTGGAAAAAGTTCCTCTTTTTTAAACCATCTTTTAAACCGATATCCAACAGAAATGTTGGATAATGTAGCAATGTTGCTACTGTTTGTAAGGAAACAATATGTCTAAATTTAAGAATGAGTCAAAAATGATACAGGCGTACCACAAAAATGACGATTTTGAAAAGGAAATACAATTCTTGTATTCTTTTTGGGAATCAAACAAAAGTATAATGTCAATTTGTAGGTTCGAAACCAATTGCGAAGCAATGTTGAAGATTATCAATTCTTTAATTAAAGAAAGCTCTCTTCCTGTTATTTGGTCAAAAATAGGAGCAACGCCAATAGAATCGGCCATATATTTTTGCTCAATGCACCTAGAGAAAATCAAAAGTGCTTTGAACAGTGTTCTGAACGCTGAACACTTTGAAAATAGAGACATTGCAATTGAAAATGCATTAATATCGATACCAAACCACCTGGTGTCGATATCGGCATTTTTCTCAGAAGCCAGAGACTTATACCAAAGAGCTGAAACAGCTTTACATGAATATGAGAGCTTTGTTTATAACAAAACACTATCTTAACGAATGAGGCATTTAGCCTCATATGCTGCAATGTCGCAGTATGTAGGAGTACATTATGATTAAGTACAAAATTACCGTTCAAGAAGACATGGAATGCTCGCAAGATCTAGTAACCCAACTTTTTCAAGACGAAATTTTGGATTATGGAATTGGATTTTGTAGTTTTCACAAGTCTTATGAAGGACCAAAATCCAATATAGACAAAATTAAACCTTTGGGAGTTGATTTTGCAAATTTTGATTGTGAAAGTATAGAAGAAATGGTTAATCTCTTTGGGGAAGAAAGAGGGTATCATGTGTATTGCATTTCCGCCACTGACCATAGTGGACTAACCATGCATACTAGCGTATGTGCTAGTGGTTGGGACACAGGTTTATTTGGGTTTTTCTACATCAAAAGAGAGGAAACTTCCAATTTTTGGAACAATCACTCAGAAAGGGTTCTTGGAAAAGATTCGAAATACTCAAAAGACAACTTTGAGAAAATGTTCAGTGCTCTGTGTGTTGAGATAGTTGAACACAGAGAGGGTTTTACTCATGATTCGTTCTTTCTATGGACTATTGAAGATGAAGATGGTGACGTCATTGAATCAGGCGACGGTATTACTTCAGAAAGAGAAGCCATTAAAGACGCGATGGCTTCGTTACAGCGCCTTGTAACAAAAGAATATCTGAAATAAATCTACGACTTGGGATTAATTTCCCATTTCACAGCAATGTTGCTATGACTAAGGAGTACATTATGGAATACCATACAGTAGACAAAGATAAAATTGAATTTATCTTTAAAAAATCAACGAATTTTTCAAGCTTTGGAAACGGGGAAATCGGCCTAAATGAAACGGTAATACCAAAGTCAGCATTTGATGCTTACAAGAGGTATTGCAATAAAAACAAAGAAAAAATGCCAGATTATGATACAATCATAAGGTGGGGAATGGGTGAAGAAGATTGGCCATATTCATTCATTCCATACATGAATCCAGAAGAGGAAGATGATGATGAATTTCCAAGCAAATGGAAAAAGCGCCGGTTTTCGGCAAATGGATTCTATATAAACAACAAAAATAGGCAAATTATTCTTGAAGAAAAAGTCGATGTATTAATACCTTTTGTTTATTGGTGGAATGAACATGGGACTAGAAAAATTCAAATTGTCATGAAATACGAAAATATTTCGTGGTTTTTTCACGATTTGTTCCACGCTGAACACCATGTTGATGACAACTTAAACATTATTATATCACAACACTGTGAGTATGATGCGATTATACATTCTATTGAAGAATGTATAAGGCTTGATATTCCATTGGAATATCAAGAATTCGAAGAATTAACCCAAACATTTAACTCCAGGTTTCGTACATCGCTTGGACACAATTTCATGCATCTTGTTGATGAACAATATGCGAAATTATATCCACCTGATGATGATGATGAAGACGAAGAATAACGAATGAGGCACATGTGCCTCACATTCTGCAATGTCGCAGTATATAGGAGTACATTATATGAAGAAAATTTCATCTGAAAAGAATGTTAATTGAAGATAAAATAAATTCTTATATACACAAAGAAAATTTTCTTATGAAGATTCTTGTGTTTGTGTATATAGTGTTTGCAACATCGCTAATGGTTTAAAGGAGAAAAATGAGTACAAGAGCACTTATTGGTATTGAGTTGAACAACGGAAACTACGACGTTAAGTCAGTATACCTGCATAATGCAGGAGGTGTTGAATCTGCTGGGCGTCTGTTGTTGGAATTCTATAAAACAATGGAATCCGTAGTAGAACTAATTGAAGGCGGAGATTTATCAGTATTGGGTGAAACTTTGAAGGAATGCTCTTTTTATAAAGACCGAAGAGGTGAAGACCCTGCACTGATTGTACCTACAGTACATCACAAAAATGTAAGGTCTTGGCCTTACATGGGTGCAGAATATCTGTATCTTTTTAAACCAATAGAAAATAAATGGTATGTAAACATGAGAGGAAGCACTTGGTTTCCTCTCGAAAATTGGACAGAATAATATGAATGCCTCACTTGAGGCACCTATCACAATGATAGCGAAGGAGTATTTATGAAGTCACTTGAACAAATCAGAAAAGAATTCAGAGAATCCCCAGAGGGAAAAAAATGGCACAGAGAAAATAATTTACTGTGGGCAAAATCCTTATTTACGGGATTTGTTATATTGGTAATATATCTATCTGTAGCAGGGTTTGGTATATTTTTTTGAGTATTACCATAAAAGCACGAATTAATACAAAGGAAAAAACTGAAATATATTATTTCGATGGAAAATATAACTATTTCGTCACCCCAAATAAAAACGGAGCATACATTTTCGAAGGAAAAAGACTTCATTCGACGCTAAGTTTCAGCGAAGAAATGATGAACCATGAATTAGAGTTTGTTGTATGGTATTATAACAATCAAATCTGTTCAAGTAGGAACAGAAGGTCAGAAAAATATGAAGATTGAAAAAATTGAGGCTCTTAAAACCTTGATTGACGCACTAAACATTGTCAAAACTGAAATCAAGCGAATTTCGCCAAAAGGAAATTTTGTTGAAGTATTACAGGCTAACAACCTGGTTGATAATGATATAATCAGCAAGAAACTCTTTCTTGATGATTATATCATGAAACTCTATGAAGCTTCTGATGTTTCGATAAAGCTTTTCTCAAGATTTCTTCATGTAGCAGAAGAAAATATGATAGAAGAAGAAAAATTGTTCATTAAAGAACAATCATATTTAGATTTAAGAGACTTAGAAGATATTAAAACTTCCCAAAAGGAAGAAAAGTTCTTTTGGGTGTCTGAAATCGAGATAGATTAATTTAAAATGGAAAAAGTTTCGGCTTTTTCCATTTTTTTTATTTGCCACGAACAGGAATGAATGAATGAATGAATTAAACGAAAAAAGTCCCAAATTAATTGACGTTACAATTTACCTCAATTCAATAGGTGATCTTATAATCTATAGTGGAAACTATTTATTTGATAGGAGGTCGGCAAGATTATATAAAGATAGATGCCAAAATGATATAGAAGAATTTATGAAAATTCTATCAGATGAAGAAAAATTGACTATTAAAAATGGATGGTCAATTAAAACGAAAATTCCGTACGAATATGGAGAAATATATTTTGAATAATTACGAATATTTATATTTAGAAATACCAACTTATCACATCTTACCAGAAGAATATATAAGACAATTAGAAAAAGAAAAGGAAGAAGAAGAAGAAGAAGATAGTGGTACCATAATCATTGAAATGTAAGTTTCACTGTGAGAATCATAATAGCTGCGCAAGGTGCAATGACATGGTATTCCATGCACCATTTTTACATCAATAGTCCAAGAAAAGCTTAATTTAGCACCTTCTTAGACTATTTATCATGAGTACACTTGCGCTCAAAGGAATATAAAGTAATGTCTGTAAGCAACACCGGAAGAAAAGAAAACAAGGCTTTAAATAAAGTATTAGAAGAAAATAAAAGAGGTCTAATTGAAAGGGCTCTTGAAATTAGAGCCAAATACCAAGATTTACATATAAAAAGCAAGTCAGGTTTTAGGGTTGAAAAAGTTAGATTATATGATCTTCCAAAAATAAATTCTTTTATGCCTTGTGATGTTAATTTTTACTTTAAAAATTCTGGTTTAAATTCTGCTTTATCTGTTGGCGATAGCGATACCAGTGAAGGAATCGACGCAAAAAAAGATGCAGACAGAAAGGTAGATGAAGGATATGGTAAAGATTACTATATCTATCTATTACATGAACGCCAAAAACTATCTTATAAAATTGATGGAAGTACCGATCTCATAAGAAGATTAAAAAACTCAGATTCAATTGAATCATTTGAAGAGAATTTTCCAAGCGAAGGTAGTGACAAAAAATATTATATTCAATTGTCAAAATTTATTTTTGACAAAGAAGAAATTAAAGACCTTAATAGATATATTGTGGAGAACAATAACCCCAACACAATTGCTTTAATTCAAGAAGAAATAGATAAAGAAATCGACAAATTAGATAATGTTAATCAGAAAATTAAGTATTATGAAGATTTTATTTCAATTGATTTCTTAGTTAATAAAGAATCATTATTAATGAATTTTAGATTTATTAACAATAAAGAAGATTTTATTGAAAAATTTGATTCAAATGAAGATAAAATATTCAGAAAATTAATCAACATTCTTTGTGAACTTGCGGGTTCGGAAATTAATAAACCAGAAACAAAATTCGAATATATTAGTAAATATTATAAACAAGGTGAATTTTATTTCGATATTAATAAAATTAATAAAATCTTTCAAGATCAAAATAACATATTAAATAAATTTAAAGTTTATGATGTTAAAAAAATGAACGAAAGGTTAAATAGAATCTATCTTCTTATTAAAGATGCGAAAGCTTTTAATAACCAAACTACTAGAGCCTTAGAAGGGATGAATACAAGAACACTAGATGTTAAAAACAATCTAATCGATATCCTGAAAAATGATCATAAAACTCTTTGTTTTATTATTCATAATTTGAGAATTACGAATACAGTAAAAGATGGTATTACTGATAAAATCAAGAGTATTCATGAAGAAATCAAAGAAACTCCAGAGGTTTCAGATGAACTAAATGTTGAAATTGTTAAAATTGCTAATATTTTAACTGTCTTAGATTTGAACAGAACTGATTTAAATATTCTAAGAAGTTTAAATATTATTAATTCCAAAATTGGGAAAGATACTGTTGATAGAATTTCTAATATATTAACTTCAAAATTAACAGATGAAAAAATTTCAAGATTAGATTTGCTTCCATTTACACTTAAGAATGCAAAAACAAGTAGTGAAAAGTTTAATATTGCTCCAAACTTCTATATTAAAAAATTCTTGACCGAAGAAGATTTCCAACAATTAGATTCAATTAAGAATGAATGGAAGGATTATTTCGAACAAGTTTCAGGACCTATTAAAAATGGGGATTTATTTCTAAGATCAACATTTGATGCATTTGACAAAACTCAAAAAGAATTCAAGTTTGTTGATGAGGCCGCTAGACAGTTTGAGAAAACAGGAGCCTATGTAGAAAAAGAGAAGAGAAGACGCCTAGAAACAATCAAGAGCACTATGGGTGCCCCTGATCAACTAGTCATACCCGAAGAGCACCAAGACGCCCTCAATGCAGTCCTAGACGTCTTCACAACGATCACAAGAAAACAGGATTACTCTAACTTAAATAATAACCAATATATAATTGGTGATTTAGAAAATGAAAATGAATATATTAGTTTTTCATTATTGTATATTGTATATTATGTGAATGCAGTTAGAGATAGGCTCTTTAAATCATTGAACCCTGAAGATAATAAATATGTAGTAGATGTAAGCAAACGACTTGAAGTAGAACTGTTATTAAATGAATTGGAATCAATTTATGAATTTAACGATGTGGAATTCTTCTCCAGCGAAATAAATGCAATGATGCAAGGATTTTCTAAGTTTATTAATTTATTTAAAAAACAAGATGCCGCTTCTGGTATTTCTAAAATGCTGTTAGACTTACTACAGAATACAGGATTTGACGATAAGAACCCAGCCATTCCCCAGTTTTATACTAATGTATCCACAGATAAAGCAGATAAAGCAGAAAAAGAAGCTGAAAAACTAGAAAAATCTTTAGAAAAAATCAAAGAAAAACTTATTACAACTTCTGATAAGCAAGAAATTAAATCTCTTAATTACCATAAAAACAAATTAGAAAAAGAATTAATAGCGAAAGAAGAAGAGTGGAGAATTTCTCAAATAACGGCGACAAGAGCACCAAGTAAAAACTCTTTACGTCAAGAAATTCTCGTCGTATCTAGAGAAATTAATCACTTGTATGAAAATTCATACAATGAAGAAAGTGATAATATTAGAGAATCAATTGAAAATACCGCCAATTTCAATTCCAAGTTAGAAGAATTGGAATTAAGAATGAAGCTTAAAATGTATGAATATCTAAACCAACTATCTGAATTTGCAAAAAGAACAAATACCGCAACAAATAGTAAAATTATTGATATTGACAATTTAGATATTATTAAAACAGGAAATCCATCTTTGCAGGTTTTCTTCACGCCATATGATCTTGCAAAAAACTATAAAGAATTGGGTATAGAAATCCCTAAACTTTTGGAAGTAATTGGAAATATCTCTAAAGTGAAATTGGAGCCAATTTCATTATTATCTAAAAAGATTCAGAGCGTTTCTAGTAACGTATTTCCAATTACGGTGCTTCCAAAAGCAAATGTAGAACACAATTCTATTATATATAATTTTATGTTTGGGGATTATGATTTACTAAAAAGAACAGTAACACCTGTCAGTAAAGAGAATTTACAATTTCAAGACATTCCAAGAGTTATAAATCAAAGAATGATTTACAATCTCGGAATTCTTAATCAATTTTCTACACTAAAAACAAATAATCCTTTGTTGTCTAAAGTGAACGAAGATGAAATGACGTTTTATCTCAAGGTGTTGACTTCAGCTATGGCTGAAATTCATTTTCATATTAACAATAATGATTTTGGAATTACTAAAGTTGATTATGGAGAGTCTCAATTTGCAAAAGAAATTAATGCGTTCTCAAATAATATATTGTCAGGATTTGTATTAAAACTCAATGACATTGTGGGCAGACTATCACAAGACCCAGAAAAAGAAGATATCCTAAAAGCGTTTCAAGTTGTTAACAAAAAAATGCAAGGAGTTCACCAGAATTTAAAAACCATAGATTATAATATTATTTCTTTGGAAATTGAAGCGTTAATAGATACTCAAAAGACAGAATATTGGTTACTTGATCTTGACGAAGAAGATGTAACAAGATCATTGAACTATATTGTTGGGGCAACCAATAAAAAGAGAAAGAAAAGAACAGCATTAAAAGAAGAATTAGATCAATTGGAGAGACTAGATTACTGTGATTACAGTACATTAATTGATGTATATACCAATTTATTATCAGATAGCGAAAAAAGAAGACAGAAAGAAAACGAAAAATTAGTTATTAATCTGAAAAGAGAAGAATTTTTATCTAGTGATAGAAAAGAAAAAAATGCTATTTTTGATAAAATTGGTGAAGTATTAGATTCTTCACCAATTAATCGTAAATTGAAATATGTTAAAGAATATATGTCTTTAAATATTCCAATCAATGCGATATTAAATTTGAAATTTTTTCAAGATTGGTTAGATGAAAAAAATCAACAATATAATAAATTTGTTGTAAATCTAAGCAATGAACTATCACGAGGAACCATTTCAGAAGAAGATAAAAATGAACAAATTCGAGAATACAATGAATTCAGATCTTCACTGTATAAAAAAACAGAGATATTAAGAAAAGCTATTGCAGAGAATGAAATTGAAAAAAGAAATGTTCTCCGCGATAGATTGGGTAAACTAACAGTTGAATCTAATCTTAACGATTCATTTGTGAACAGAATTTTTTCTTATAGAATGGATGAGAACCCAACTGATAGGCCACTAAATAATATATCAGCTAATTTTCTTGTTACAGTATTAAAAAATCTAAGTAAAGACAATTATGATTTAGCTAAATTTGTTGAATTAATTGATAGAATTTACCCATCAAAGACGCCAGAAAACTCTTTTGCTTCAAATCAAGAGGTTTTAAGAATCTTGCCGAAACTGATTGATACACAGAAAGAACGTGCAATCAAATATCACGATGGAGCCGCCCCCTTAGATGTGGATAATGATGAATTTTTAATCAAGCTTGTCAACCACTTAAAAGTTAACAGATCAGAAAACGATCTATTAGTGAAAAAAATTATTTTATCATTAGGCACAAATAGAGCAACAGTAAACGAAGATGGAACTGTAGAAGTAAAAGAATTTACCAAGCTTTCTGAGTATGTTGCATATTTTAAGAAATTTAATAGTGCAATAAGAGAGTCAATGATTGACTTTGAAAAAACTATTTTAACCGCTGATGGTTCAATGTTTATAACACCCTATGATAAAGAAGTAGATGTTGCGAATATTGAAGAAGTTGATGTTACGAAAATTGATGAACTAAATCAAAAAATTAAAGATAATACAGATAAAATTATTGAATTAGCTAAAATTAATGAGTGGATTACTTTAGCCACTGTTGCTAAGAAAATTGAAAATACAAAAACAAATACGCCAACAGAAAGCTCTGGTTTTATTAAAAACTTCGTGAAATTGTTAAACTCCAACGAAGAAAGTGGATTTAAACAACTTGCAAATGTATTGAAAATTGATATTGGTGTGGAAACAAATTCAGAAAATATTAAAACAGAATTTGTTTTATTGGGGAAATCCTTTGAAACATTAAGAGAATTATCAAACAAAACAGAAGTACTACAAAATCTTTTCACGAAATTAAATGATGTTATTAATGTTACGCTTAATCAATTTATTAAATCTAATAACGATTTGCAAGCTATTGAAGATTTTGTAAGAGAAACTTCTGTGGTATTTTTTGATAATCTATCAAAAGCTCAAGACATTCAAAAAGAGACAGGTAGTCCAACTGAGAAGGATAAAGAAAATTTAATTACAGAGTTGTTTCATCTAAAATCAGTTGGTAAACTTAAAACAGAATCTTATATTGATTCCGTAAAAGAAACATTTAAAAAATTTCAATCAAATATTAATATTGAAATATTTTTAACAACTGAAGCTCGTGAAGAATTAGCACAATCTTTAGGGGGTTATAGTTTATCTCTAAGTGATGATGAAAAAACAAAATTAAAATTATTTGATGATCAAATAATAAAACTAGAAGAAATTTTAAACAGAAAAACAATAGAGAAAGACGAAATTCTTAATAAATTCAATCACTTTATTGAGTTTTCTTTTACTGGAGAGTCTAAAGACAGAGTATTGAGTGATTTTCATGATGAATATAATAAACTAATGATGATTAGTTTACCACGAATGAAGCAAGACGGTAAAGCTATCAACAGTATTATGAAAGTATTACTTCCTGTTTTTGATGAGTTGTTTGATATTCCTCAAGATTTAGTTGTTGAAATGCTAAATAATTCAGGAATAGAACACTTTGATAAATTTAACAAAAAAATTGCTAGAACACAAATGTCTCCTGAAGTAAGAGAGAATCTGGCCAAATTCGTAAATAGTTTTATTGGAAGTGCATCCGAGAAGAAAGAGGAAGATATCAAAAAAAATGGTCTTACAGCAGTTGGAAATGTACCGCAAGTAGTTAAGCAAATTGATTCAGGGACGGCTGAAAAATTTGTTCAAATGAAAGCCGAATTATCAATTCTCGAAAAAGTTATGATCAATAGTCAGAATATGTACACTGACTTAACGAATATGTTGCCAACAGGCACGTCTACCCAAATAAATGATGTTGATAATTTAGCAAGAACGTTGTTAAATTTAAAGAACAATATTACTACATTTATATTCTATATAATTATGAATACAGAATATACCAGATATAAGAATAATGAATTAAAAGGCGTTAAAAAAGAGAGATATGCCCAATTAGAAAAACTTAAAGAACAACATTTAGATTTCTATAATGAAATTTTGTCAGGAAATACTTCAATTTATACAACTGATAATAGATCGTATAAAGATATTATGGAGAAAAAAGTTGACGGAAAAGATGTAAGTATCAGTTTAAACGAGATTCTAAATAGCGATGAAACAGTTGAATATCAAGATAAAACAGACGAAAAGAAATACCAAATTCCAATTCTACTTCATATGCATGTTTTATTAATGAGAAAAAATCACGCTGTATCTGCATTAGATTTTTACTTTAACTATAATCCAAATGCAGATACATTAGCAAAATTACATACAGGATTTGTAAATGATGAAAATCTAGATAATTCATCTTACAAATTAAAAGAATTAAAAGAAACACTTTTAGATCCATATATTGAAAAACTTGTTGTTGATATCGAACAAGATGAAACACTTGATAAGATCAAAAAATTATATAAAATTAATGAAATTAAAGAAGAGTGGGAAACTTTAAAAAGTGATATAGTTTACGAAAGCAAAAACGACGAAAATGCAATTTCTGAAATTGCAGAGAAAAAGAAATTTGAGAAAGACAATTTTGGAATAGAGCAAGAAGCAGCACTTAATGAATTTACTGCTAAACTAGAAGAGGAAATTGATGAAAAACTAAGATTAGACATTAATCCGTCTAGTTATGATAATTCCTTATATACGGAAAGTGATTTGAAATCAAAAATAAAAGACGAATATCTTTATGAAATTCAGTCACTTGCTTTTGAGAAGGATACTCAAGATAAATTAGATGAAATTCTAGAACAACAAAAAAATGCCCGAAATTCAAACTTGGACATGGCTGATGTGGCTATCTACAAAGATGGAAACTTAGAAGGGTATAAAAAAGTAAACACTAAAAGACTATCTAACAAATCCTCAGCACTCGGCAAAAAATTTACTGAAGACTTTATTGACCAAAACTTTCTTTTTGAAAAAAGAAACGAGTTTAATGAGCTTCTAAAAGAATGGGATAGAAAAGAAAAAGAATTCGATACAATTAGAGATGTTTCAATTATTAAACAATTAAAATCTATTTGTGGGTTTTGGAAAGTCCAGCAGTTATTATCTATCAATTTTGATAAGATAGGTGGTAAAATATCCAACCTTCACCAAGTTCATTTTACGGAAACACTCCCGGAAGCAGAAAACGTATATAAAAATCTATTAGAAGAAATAGGGAGTAATTTTGGTTTAAATATTAATCAATTTATGAAACTATATTCTGCCAGAGTTAAGGATACAAACCCAAACAATAGAACAAAATATAATAAAGTCCTTGAAGAACTTAATATGAATGATGTTCCTAATATTGTAGATTTTTCTTCAATTAAAGATTTTGTAAAACAAAATGGGAATAAAACATTAGCTTATGCAGGGGGTCTCATTTCTCAAAGTGAAAATGGTTTCCCTTTCGTAATTTCATTGATTAATACAATGTTTAATATGAATAGAGAAGTGGCATTAGATAAAAATGAACTAGAGGTTTTGGTTAATTTATTAATGGAATATGTACCTTCTCCTATAGAAATGAAAAGAATTCATCAGTATAATAAATCAGATTTTCTTAGATTAATCATCGAAAAATATGAAAATATACAGAACATTACTACAAGTATTTATAGTATTCAAACGAATATTGATGAAACTTCTGAATACTTAACATCTATTTTCACAAATGGTAATAGTGGTAGAACGGAAAGTTCTTCAGCTAAGTTAAAAATCATACATGAAAATTATGGTGAAATAGATAGAGAGATAAAAGAATCATATGATATTTATGTAGAACAAACACAAGCGTTGATTGCTGATTGTATGAAGCTGTCGCGGCTTATCTCGCACCGCATCGAGGGTGGAGAAGAGGTCGTAGACAAGGAATTGGCGGTCCTCACGGCCATGTCAGAGCAGGTAGTCGCCAAGCATCGTCAAACGGCTGCACGTAGACGCTTGACGATGAATATGATTGAGAGAAGATTCAATGGACAAACTTCATCAAGTTCAGGGGTGTCTTCTTCTGATCTTGAAAGAATGATTGTTAAAGATTTTTGTAAAGTAAATAAAGAAGCAATTGATAGATGGAATTCAGAAGACAACATTCTTCCATTGAAAAAAATCAATAAAGATTTATCTGATGAAGACAAAGCAAAATTAACAGAAGATAATAAAGAAATTATTATCTTAAATAATAAAAATAAAAATGATAAATTGGTTCCTGAATTTACTATGTTATTTAAACAATTTAAAGAGTCAAGTAGGTTTAAATCTATTTGTGCATATTATATCAAAGATATCTTTGAAGATTTTGGAGATGAAACTAAATCACTTCACGTTAGCGATTTAGGTTTAAATAATTCACTTTTATTTTCTGCAATTGGATTAACTAAAGAAGGCAGAAAGATTGCACAAAAGAAAAATTATAAATTTACAGATGATTCATTTTTAAAAAATATTGGTATTGATATAGCTTATATCAGAGAAGATGATGAATATAAAGAAAACTATAAAGCTAAACCAGTTTTTGAAACACAAGAAGAAGAAAGAGAATACAGAAAAACTTTCATACCAGTCGGAGAAGAATTGGTACAAGAAGCTTATGAGTTTATAAAAAATCATATAAATATAGTAAAGTTTAACGATGAGGGCACACCTGAAGTCAAAATTGAAAACTATATCGATATTCCAGAAGAAATATTAGAAAAAATCCTAAAGGGTCGTAAGTTATCAAGAAAAGAAATGAGCGAAAGCAAAATAAGCCAAAATGCTGAAGATAATAATTTTATTCAAGATTATAAAGAAGAATTTGAAAAAAATGCAGATAGATTATATATCAAAGAAAGATTATTAGAAGACAGTAATCAGATGGATCTTTTAAGAACTTTGCTTGATGATAAACAAGAAGAATTAAAGCATTATTATGATATTTTAGAAGAGTTAAATGTCGATTCATATGAAGATCTAGATGCTGATGGCAGAATAATAATTGTACAAATAGAAGACATTAAAAAAGAAATATTGGAAATCACCAATAGAATGAAAAAGCTTTCAAGAGAAACCTCTGGCAATGCCAATGTTCTCCCATCTGTTTATCTAGAGGAAATTGTTGCAATACGAGCCAGTATGAATAATAGTGTTGAAAATATGCTTTATTTCTTAGAGGGTAATAGCGATGCAAATCCTGATGATGCGGATAAGATTACTAAAGGTTTATTACCAAAAATAGATAGTATTGCAAAAAATATTAAAGCGGGAAAAACTTTAGTTGACTATCTAAAATCATTTGTTACCATTGATCAAATTAGATTAAAAATGAAATTAACATCAATTGAATCAGAACAAATTGATTTATCATTAAACAATCAAGGTGATTATCCTCTTGAGAGATTCAATGAGTACAGAGATAATTCAAAAGAATTGAGTGAAAGATATAAACAACATGCAAAAAATGGTTTTCTTGATAATAAAGAGTCATCTGATTTATACACGAAATCGAAAGAGCTTGTAGAAGAATATTCAAATGCTTCTGAAGTGGTTAATAGAAATATTGCCGATATTAGAGCTGAAAAAACGATAATGGGCGATAAAATTACTGTAAATGTTGTAACTCTTTTTAGAGAATTTATTAATATCTTTTTTAAGAACAACGGCATTAATGTGGCAATTCTACAAAGAATCACTATGGAATTACGTAATAGAATCACCGTAGAGGATGTCAAACAGAAAACCACAGAAATTAAATCTGATACAATTGAAAGCGCAGGGCAAGATCTGGTTGACTTCCATTTAAGTACATCAAGCCAGACTAGCAAAAATTTTGAAACAGAAAAAGATTATACAATTGATAGTAATTTTAAAGCCAAATTTCAATTAAAATCTGATAAATTAGGCAATAAAAGAAATAAAAAAGATTATTCAGACGTGATTGAAAATAATAGTAAATCTCTTGACGAAATTTTAAAAATTACAGAATTTTTAGTTTCAAAGAAAACTCCATTTTCTTACAATTTAGAGCTAAATAAATTTAGAAAAGATTTAGAAAAGAAATTAGAAGAAAATAATGAATTAATGAAAGAGGCTTCTTCTATTTCACAAAAATATACTGAAGAAAAACAAAATATTATATCTCAAAGTGGATTAGGTAATGTTGTTAGAAATAGAATAATTGCTGACTATGAAGGTAGAGACCATGTTTCTTTTAAAAAAGAAACAGAAGAATATTCTGATTTAATAGATGAAAAAGAGATTTTGGGTAAAGAATATAGAGAATTAGGAGAAGAATTTGGAAAGAAAAAAGCCGAAGCAAAAGATCGGGAGGAACCACTTGATCCAAAAGTTTTAGAAGAGTATCAAGAAAAAGAAACTTTATTAAAAGCCCAACTTAATAAAGTTGGCCGAGATATTGATTCAAAAAATTCATTTAGAAACTTTGAAAACCTGGCTAGTAAAAACATCTTCATGGCATTAAAGAAAATTATCGATGAATACCTTAGAAGGGGTTCATATCTTAGAAATAAATTGAGAGACAGAGATATTGATATTGATATTTTCGAAGGTTTTAAAAATTGTGTAATGATGTTTATCTCTCAAGCAAACAGTAGTACCTTGAAGGAAAGAGACATAAACTCTAATCTTGGAGCAATCAAGAAATTATATAATTATCTCATCAAAACCATAATAGCAACGAATACAAATAAATCTGTATTTGGTAAAGGTAGAGAAAACAGAAGAGATATGGATAAATTCGATAAAGATTTACAAGAGTTTATAAAGCATCTCAAAATAGTTAATAGTGCAATTTTTACATCTGAGGATGAAGATGAACATGCACCAGAAAATGAATTGAAAGAAGATGAAATAGATAGATTAGATAGAAATCACTATAGAAGAGTAAGAATTAATAACAAAGAATCTTTTGATTCTACTATTAATAAATATTTTACAATTAGTAAAATAAAAAATCTGATTGAATCAGAAGAGGAAGAAACTCTGGAGAGTTTTGTTGGAATTAACAACATCAATAATACTACGTTCAGTTTTGATATTGGGGCAGTGCCTGACACTTCATCAAGTAAATTCAAGGCGTTAGTCAAAGATGTAAAAGTGATGGAAGCGAATAAAGATTACTATGAAAGTAAACTCGAAGAAGCTTTTGCTGAGTTCTTTGGTAAAACACGTATCACAAATAATCAAGTAGACCAAGGTGAAGATGGTAAAAGAATCTTTAAAGAGGTTGTTCTTGATTATTTGATTCAAGTTAATATTCTCCTAGAAGAAAACATATCAAATGTTGATATTGAAAATATTATTTTGGATCTTGACCCATTTCTTAAGAACATAAGAAGCGACCAAGCAAGCCTTCAGGGTAAAATTAAAAGTCTAACAACTTTGACCGTTGATACAGAAGCTTCTGTGTCAACACCGTTCATCGCAGACACTGAGCAGACTCGACAGTATCAGAAAGTCAAGGGTGAGTTGTTCAGACTTTTTAAATCAAGACAACACACACAGGAAAAAATTGATAGAGCTAAAGAATCTCTTGAGAATGAAGGAGTGTTGGATCAACAGATTCGTGGTGCCAACAGCTCTATTACAAGGAATACAAATATTCTCAATAATATTGAATTAGAGATAGATGCTAAAACAGTTGTTCTGAAAGCATTGGAGTCAGGAGATCCTGAGAATAGATCTGTCGTGGTTCACAAGGTCAGAAAAGATGAATTCCAAAAAATAGTAGACTTAGCTAAACCCATTACGGGTGGCGAGTATTTGAGTATGGACCCCAAGTATTCATCAGGAAACGCCTTTATCAATATGTTTGCTAGACAAAATAGTGGTAAAGGTCAATATAATGGATACTTAACTTCAATAGATATATTCAAAATCAACAATAGTTTATACATAATTCCAGAAGTTGTATATAATGTATATTTGTCTCTAAAAAATTACACAAAAATTTGTGATGAAGACTTAGAGCAAAACAATATTGATGATTATGTTGTTTTTATAGATGAGGTTTCTACAGTATTGATTGAAATTATTTGTAGTTTGAACAATATTTCTCCTACTTTATCACATGATGAAAAAATTACTCAAATAAAAGAGAAAAATTTATCTAAAATATATGGTGGTTCATTTTCTGATGATGGAGTTTCTCGAAATGTGGAAGCAATTATTCAAGCGGTGAAAAAATCTGAATTGTCAAACATTTTTTCAGCTTTCTTTAATAATTTTGAACCATTTAAAACAATTAAGCCATTATTTGATAGTAAAGTTGGGAAAATTAAAACAACTATTGACAATATTGATAAAATCATATTAAAGAGCAAAGTTAAAGTTAACGAAGAACAAGATGATAAATTGGTCGAAGCTAAAATTAAACTAGCTTTAAAAGATGTTGAAATAGACAAAATGAATAAATATGATGCTGAATACAGAACAGCGTATGCTGTTTGGAAAAGTATAGGAGATGCTTCAGCGCCAAAACCAAAAATAGAAAATTTCGAAAATATTTCAAAGTTTGCTGTAGCTCTGGCGGAAATGAAAACAGAAAGAACTGATCTTCAGTTTGTTGTTACGGAATTAATGTTTAAAAATGAAGCCTTAAGAGAATTCGACGAACCAATTATTACAAGTGATGCAAGAGAATCATATATTAATATATCTGTTTCAATCATTAGAGTTGATAAAGATATTGAAGATATTAAACAAGAAATTACTAATATACAAAATTCAACAGAATCTGATGGATTAAAAGGAATAACTGTATTAGTATCTGAAATAGAAAAATTGGAAAAAAGTATTGAAACAATGGAAGAAAAAAGTGTTGAGCTTTTCTCTAAAAATATTAATGCTTTTAGAGAATTAATCAGAAGTCTACAGCTGAACCTTTCTTTAATCTCAGAAGAAAAGAGAAAAAGAGAGGTTGAAATTCTTGCATTGGAAGCAAAGAAATTAGAGCTAGAATCTATTCTAAAAGAATACGAAGACTCTGATACGTCTTCAGGGCAAGAACTAGACGAACTTATAATACTCAAGGCAAATATTCTGTCTTCAGCAGAGGATGTGGTGAAACAAAGAAAAAACATAGAAGAGAACAAAAAACAAACTCAAAAAATTTACTTTACTACACCAAGAGAAAAAATTGTAAATGATTCTCTAACAAATCAATTCGAAATTGATTTAAGTATTGAAGACGATAAAGATTTCTTGTATACAATTTCAGATCATGTGATGTCAATGTATAATAATGACGCTGTGCATAGAAATCACAAAAACAGTGGTGCTGATAAAAAATTTGGTACACATAATACAGCTAGAATGAAGGTAAGATTGGATGGTGGTGATTATTCATTTAACCAATTTGTTAATCTTACTAGACAATTCAGACCAAAGATTATTCTTAATTATAAAGAATACTTAATCTCATTAATTGAAAGTATATCAGATGAAACTATTTTGGAAAATGTGAAGGCAAACAAAAAAACCTTTAAAAAATATTTAAAAACCAAAGAAGAAATTGAATCAAGTGAAATAAGTTGTAGTAAAAAAGAAGACGAACTAGGATTAACTAAGAATAATAGTGGTAGTGCTCTTGTTTTATACAAGGAAAAAATGCTAGAACTTGGTGTTGGTGATGATAAGACATTCAAAGAAGATGAAAGCTTTATTGAAATAATGAAAACAGCTAAAGAACTGAACAAAATATCAATTCCAGATTATTCAGAATTAGAAATTGACGAAGACAATCCAGAACAATCTAGAGAAAAACTAATGGAAATTATGGATTCTCTAGAAGAATATATGGATAAATTGAGTTTACATCTTTTTGATTTCTATAAAATCAAATTTAAAGTGGCAAATATTGAAGAGAGATTTATCAGAAAAATCAATTTAGCTACAAAAATTTATAGTAATAATTCTCTAGACGAATCTAATGAATTACTAGAAAAACTAATCACAATTTGCCAAGACGATGAAAAACTAGAGCAAAATTATGATGTTGATACAATGATTAACAATTATAAGCGTAGCTATAATATGCCCTCTGAATCAAACAGTAATCATGTAATAAGTGATGAATCATTGGAAATCATCTCCAATTTTATCAAAACAAAAATTATTGAAGAGATTAAATTAGAAACTTATGCAAAAATTAATTTGATTTCTGATTTACTATCATTCTATAGTGAGTCAGAAAACAATAGTGAATTAATTGTTGTTTTCAATAACTTAAAAGATCAATATAGTATTATTAAAAACAATTATATTGAAAACTTAAATAATTATGGAAAAGAAGATAGTGTATTTTTTGACACTGAAATTTCTTCCCGACTAGGAACATCAGGGGAAAGATTTATTCGCGATATCAAATTAGAAATTACCGACAAAATCAAAATTCTTTCTAGAGGGAAAATTAATCAATCAGACAAAAAACTACAAAAAGAATATTCTGAATTTATGAATTACCTTACTCATGAAGAGAGCGGTATTATTCCGAAATCAAAAGCTGAAGTCTTGAGATCTATTACTGGCATGGATGAAGAATTAAAAACGAAAAAAACAGAAAAACAAAAAACCGACGAAGGTATGGTAGATAGTAATAATTCTGTCGTTGAAAATTTGAAGAAAAAAATAGCTCGCTTGGAAATTGAAGGGGAAAGTAAAATAGAAGAATATAGAAAAATAATGAAATTACAATCTTATTTTTCTGACTTTACTTTTGAAGACTACATTAAAATGAGAAAAGAAACATTAGAAGGAATCAGAATTGGATTAAGAGTAGCAATCCTGAAGAGCAGGAAGCCGAAGGATCAAGTTGAGGGGGCTGTGAGTCTAGGGACACCGAAGGTGATATCTAGAACACCGGTTACCCTCAGCACAGATACACCAAGAGAATACCCTAAAGCGCCTTCCTACAGCGAGCAAGAGTCGGATTTGAATAGGGTTAGAGATGCCGACGCACTAGAAAAAGCTAAGCTGAACCTACACCAACTCGAAGCAGCTCTGAAGAAAACTCCTGAAGGTGAGAAGAAAGATCAGTTAACTCTCAGAGTACAAATAGCTAGAAACACGAGAGAATTATTACAAACAAAGGCTGATAAATAAAGTAATAAAAAAAGCGCGATAGAAATCTATCGCGCTTTTTTTTAGAGAAAATTACTAAACCTTTTCTTAAGTCTATCTGTAATTTTTTCTAGATGAATTGAATAATTCTGAGGCGTGTATCCAGCCGATAAACAAAATTCTTGTACGGAATATTTTTCCGTACAATAATTTTGCAATATTTGTTTTTGATTATCTGTGAAGTTATCTTCGACATACTCCATAACTTTAGATAACATATACTGTTTTTCTTGTGGTAGTTTTTCAATTGAATAAACGTTAATGCCTCCCTCTTCTTTTGGCGCAAAAACAGCCGTACTAATATATTCATGCATCATTTTAACCGCTTCGGGTTTCAAATTGTGAATAGATGAATATTTTTCAATTTTTTCATTATCAGAAAGTTCAGACACTTCCGTAGACTGCACCCATTTTTTATATGACTTCGTATGAGCACGGCTTACCCGTGAAGTAAATTTCAACATTGATTTTGGAATTTTGCTATTAAAATAAGAATTCCTTACCTTAAATTCAATGTTGATTTTTAGATGATTAAGAAAGGAATGATCTTTATTGTATGTCTCGATTGCTGAATATGCAGCAAGAAAACCAACGCTTAAATTTTCATTACAATCCTGACTTTGAAACTTGCACATCTTTAAGGTGAAATACCCAATATAATTACAAAGAGATTCTAAAAATTTCTTTGTTTCATTAGAGTGTGTTTGTGTACTCTGATATTTTAGAGTACACAAAGCCGCTATCCTATTGATTTCCAAAATTTCTTCATTTGTGAAAATTTTCAAGGTATTAAATTTCATAGTTTCTCCCAACCTGATTCCGTTGAAAAATGTACGGTCTTGATACCATACATTTGAATGTAGTGCTGACACAGAGAGCACGGCTTCGAAATGCGAAGCGTGCCGTTCTTCATTTCTGAGTATACCCACAGCTCACAACTAGACAAGAGTCTCTTGTCTTTAATTTTACGTATGGCATCCATTTCGGCGTGAATGGTACGGGTGTCGTTAGGCACGATCTCCGCCTTGTTTAGGACGCCGAGCGGCAGCATAGCCATAGGATGTGGCTTCATTGAATTGAAGCCCACAGAGAGGATGCTACCACCCTTCACGATGACCGCTACGTGGCGGTAGCGACACTCGTCGCTATGTTTGTGAGCCTTGTAGGCTTTGTTAAGAAAGTTAGTGAACTTCTTGCGACACATTGTTACGCTCTTATCTAGTTGTGATTCATGTAGTATATTGACCATACAAAGGGTACAATAAGAACTACTAAAACTGCCAAGTAACCCCAGATTTTAATCTCATCTTTTAATAAATAAGATGATAAGTCTTGTTTCCCAAGTGTAACTAGAAAAAGTGTAGCAAATGGACCAAAAAATGTTCCAAGGAAAGACCATAAACTCTTATCTCTATTGAGTTTATCAGCTATAATATAACATAATGCTCCATTATATACACAACAGAACACAATTACTAAAATTATCACAAGACCCATTATTGTCCTTTAATGAAAATCTGAATTTTCTTTCATAAGATATTCTTTACTGATAACCTTATAAGCTTTACGGTTATATTCATAGTCAATAGAATTTCGAACTACAACACCTTCACGGATTTTTTGAGAAGGCTCGAATACAGAATTTCCCACTGCATAAGATTCTACGTGCTCAAGAGATTGGAAAATTCCTCGATACAAAACAGGTGACAAACGTAAAACCTTTTTTGTTTTTAAATTTAAGTCAGCTACGAATTTCCGCAGTTCAAAATCATTTAACCATGATTTTGAACCATCTTTTTCAACCTTGATGGCATCAAAAACAACAATATCAATTTCATCATTTTTTAATCCGTAATGATATCCCTTTTGAATCGTAGGTCCAAAGATTTCGTAATAAAGAATAAATCCTTCTGGGAGGGCTTCCTTTAGGCCATACATATCAAAAGCTCTTTGATATACATTTTGTTTATAGAAACCGTTAAAAGTTTGACTTTGAAGTTGTACACGATTTGATCCATAGCAAAACTCAAAATCTTTTCCGAATCCGAAAAATCTCTTAATTTTTCCAAAAAATGTTAATTTAACGGGTAGCCACCCACAACGACTGTTAGAACCGTGAATTTTTTCATGAATCGTAATAAATTCATCGTCGGGCTTAAATGCATGTGGAACAAAATTTAACTTAGTTAATCCACCATATTCACCGAATAGTGGATTATTATGCTTCTTGACTTTCTTTACTTTTCCGTTCTTTCCGACTTGCTCAACTGACAGGGCTGGATTTTCGGGTGGTTCATATTTACTTACGCCAATAAGATCTCCTACATCTTTACCCAATGGGAGTTTATCACTTAAGCCAAGATCGGAAAGAGGTAAAATCATCCCTTGACTGATAAACTTTCGAATCTTAATAGCTCTAATTCGTGAACCCTTGAGAGTAATTTTGGAATTTTCTCCAAAGATTTTATTTTCTAGCTCAGGATTTAATACTGAGTCAACGGGCAAATAGACAACTTTTTCACCGATTTGATATGTTCCTTTTCGAACAATCACTTGCCACCCAAATACGATAGCAATTTCCAGTGAAACAGTTTCTGGATCGGGGTGTGGTTTGATGTCTTTAATATCAGTGACTTCTACTTTAAACATTTGTGTTCCTTTTAAACAGTACATGAGAATTAAGGTAAACTTGATTAATTCAATCTATTGAATATATACGTTTCACAGGTTGAATGATAATCTTTTAATCTGTAGAACATATACATTCTACCATTAAAAGATATACCCATCTTGTAAAAACCTGAATTCATGAAATTATTATGTGCCTTCAAATAGAAACGCTTTCTACTTAAAGAAGAATGTAAAAATTTCACGCGTTGATACTCATTCTGACTTTCGAACGAAGTCCATTTTTTTTGCTCATCAAAAAAAAAGAATTGTGATTTATCATCAATTTTTAGTATCATTTAATCACAGTTTTAGTGCTAAATAGCCATTGTTACTTTTGGTCCATTACCATGATTTTGATAATTATCAATTTGAAAATCATCAGATGTCAACTTGAAGACATCGCTCACCTTCTCTAAAGGCACTGTAATCACCATTAATGGCGATTCAAATGGTTTCTTATCAAGAAGTGTTTCGCTTGCCTCAATCGCATTTGTATAAATATGTGCATCTGCACAAAAATATACAAGCTTACCCGGTTTGCGATTACATGATTTAGCGAATATATAAGTCAGCATTGCATATTGTGCAATGTTAAAAGGTAGTCCAAGATATACGTCATTAGAACGCATATAAAAACAACAGTCTAATTTATCACCATTCACTACAAACTGATAAGTAATGTGGCAAGGTGGGAGCGCCACCTTGGGCAGCGCCAAAGGGTTCCAAGCCGTGATAACATGCCGGCGTGAGTAAGGGTCGTCGCGAAGCCCTTGTAGGACCTGTGACACCTGATCAACGGCCCGCTCGATCGGGTCCCCCTGCCCAAACGAGCGCCACTGTGGACCATACCCGAGACCCATGTCACCTTCTGGCAAATGATGTAATCCCCTCTGATCAAGAAATTCCCTAGAAGTATTCCCTGTCCAAATTTTTATGCCTTTATTTTCCAATACTTTTGTATCGGAAGATCCACCGAGGAAAAACAATGTTTCTTCTAGGAAGATTTTAGGAACAATCTTTCTAAGGGTAAGAAGTGGAAATGATTCGGAAATATCAATTTCCATTGTTTTTCCAAAAGAACTAATCGTACCTACACCAGTTCTGTCTTCTTTCTTTGTGCCATTTTTTAAAATATCTTTCAATAGAGAGATATATTGTTCGTCGAAATTGTTCATTTATTTACCGTAATAATGTGTAATAATATTTTATTTGTTGACAGAATCAACAAACTTAACATTGAAAAGATTTAGATCTTTTGTATACAAAACAGATCCAACATGTAGTCTATCCCCCACGATATTCTCAACAACTTCCTCGGTGGTTTTAAAACCACCATATATGCCCCAATTGGAAATATGATAATATTCATCATTAGAATCTTTTACTAGGCATACTACATGTCCTCCAAAGACAAAAGCATCAGGTTCCTTGTAAGTTACTGTCAAAAGTTGTGGACTAAATTTTTTAGAGATAATGTTAGCAAAATAGACTGAATAATCATCACAATCACAAGATTTTTCTTCTTGTAATTTGTTATCAGAAAGTCTATTAATTTGAGTTTGCATAAAATGTGGAGTAGAAATTACATCCCACATTTGCTTCCAATCATCTTTCTTCCAATCAATTCCTTTAACGGATTCATATACCCGTTTAAAATAATTTTCGTCTGATTCAGTTGAAATATTCCTCTTCAAAATAAGTGGGCTATTTTTTTTATTGTATTTACGCTGAAAAGTATTCCTGTAAAATTTAGACCATAATAATGTCCATCTACTTAATATTGCTAATTTAAAGACTAATTTATATAATTTCATAATGCTCTCCGTATTCGAACATATAATTAGGCTTTAAAACATAGTAATAATAAAAAAGGGCCGAATCAGTTTCCAAATTCGGCCCTTATAGTAAGGAGTTAATTATGCAGCAACTTCTTCGTCACCCTCTTCGTCTTCCAATTCATCATTATCACTATCATCGCCGGTATCTTCATTGTCTGCAACGGTTTCGTCATTGTCTGCAACGGTTTCGTCCTGAAGCTTTTGAGCTTTGTATTCCGCCAAAATGAGCCCATCCACAAGCACATCAACTTCGACGGTATTAGCAAGCTGATATGCTAGCTTCACAGCATATTCTTTACGTGCCTTGCTCAACTTGCCTTGAGCAACATCTTTTCCTGCAAGAAGGGCGTTAACAATACGAGTATAGTTAACAGTAGGGTCGTTAGAAGGCCGACCCTTAAGGCCATTAGACGTTTTCTTAGCTGAAGGTGTCGGTCCGGACTTATAGACGAATCCAGCAGGCACCTCGGGAAAAGGCACACCCATCATATTCGTTCGAATTCCGAACCAATACTTTGACTCGTCACAAACAAACACGCCATTTTCGCCAGATAGGCGTGACAGAGCGATCTTGAGACCACGTTGCGAGGGCGCTACACCCTTATTCAATTTAAGACTAGTGGCGGCAGCAGAAATTTCTTCAAAAGAAAAATAGCGAGCTTCCCCACCAAGAGCTAGCATAAGATTATCGCGAAGCGATAGGGTTGCTAGCTTGGCAAGTACGCTCGCAGAGACGGTTTCAGTAGTTTCAGTAGTTTCAGTATTCATGTTGTATCCTATGGTATGATTTATTGGCGGGGATGTAGGACTTGTTCCTACATCCCCCTCGTGAAGAGACTATATACACGTCTTGGTCTCATTCAACGTACAAAATGCTTAATAGAGCTTATTGTGCACGCTTAGCGAATCGACCCGTAAGCGGATCTCTTAACGGTTTGTCACACACTGAAGCTAGTACTATGGTTTTTTTGAGCAGCTTTTGCGACGTCGAATTCACCGGCTCTCTGGTTACCTTAACAATATGCAATTTATATGAAGTTTGTGGAAGAACTTCATCTTCATCTGAATATTCATCTTCATCTTCATCTTCATATTCATCTTCATATTCATCTTCATATTCATCTTCATATTTATCTTCGCAATCATTGTCGTCGTCGTCACCATCATATTCTTCATCAGAATTTTTAACGCTATAACAAGCTTCTTCTAGTGCTACCGGACTGTCCATCTTAGATACCACGAACATTTTACAGCATCGTAATTTCATAGCACTATGATCATTTGGAACGCTCACTACATCAGCAGGAGACAATTTAACTAGAAGCATTTGTTGAGAGAATCCATTCGCATAAATATAAGAGCCAACATGAAGACCACTTGAACAGTGATTATTTGGATCAATATCCACCAAATTACGATCCATGGTAATAAATGTACCAACATTATATTGTATGGTATGGCTATGCGCATCATATAGATCTAACATTACACTCTTATAGCCTAGAATATCGCCATCAGTGGCGATTGCGATATCGTTGTGTTCTAGAAAATCAAATATCATATTTTGAGAAGCTTCAGATGGATTTTCTGTAAGTTTCTCGCAAAAATTAGCTACATACTTAAGATTTACACCATTTGCAAACAATCGTTTGATTTTTTCTAGAAATTTTTGACTCTTAAATTCATATCTGTTATCACCATTTTTAAAAACGATGGTATCAGTAATATAAAATAGACGATCTTTAACTAATGTAGTTAAAGATTCTTCTGGTTTAAAGATTTCTAATAGTTGTTCTTCAATTTCTTCTTCTGACTCTGAATTACACAGAATCCTATATACTTCTTCAAACATAAAATCAGTAGAATTTATTTTAACAATTTTTGAATTAAGGATTAATTCAATTGAAACAATTTTTTCTTCTTTGATTTTAAAATTATATGCTAACATTTTGTTTTCCTTTGGTTTATAGTGGGATAATTAATTTATCCATAAGTTTTTCGTGATTTTTCATTGCATTAATAGAGTCACAAATAGATCTAGCGTTTATTTTAGAATTTTTATTGGAATAAAAATCATAATATTCTGTTACTCTGTCATAAATTTTAGAAAAGTTAATGAGATCCTCTTCTGTCGCATTGTCGCTTTTAATATATTCATATTTATCGCATAGATTCTTATAAAAATCTTTATATTTAGATTCCGACAAGAATTTAAATATATCTTCAATATCTAAGCGATAATAAATATATAGATATATAATTATTAAATTATAGTCATCAACGTCTTCCGCAAGAGGACTTTCTATATTAAATAATTTTTTTGAAGTTAAACATTCTGGAAATGTTATTGTGAGGTCGTGATTAGGTGAAAATTCGTGATAATTACAATCGGGATTATTTGTCTTTATTAGATTAATAACAGAGTCTTTTGACTCTTCTGCTAGATTAAGAAATACAAAATTAGCATTTTTAAAAATTGGATTGATAAAATTTTCAAACTTTGGATTGAAATTTTCAGATAACTTATTGAGTAATTCAAAATATTTAAACCCACTATATCTTACATTTTCTGGTTTTAGACCATTAAAAAAGATAATGTTGTCTTTTTTAACAACGAATTCAGGGTTGTGTCTAGTCTTTCTAAAATAGACAATATTATCCGAAATAACATTTAGATCTTTATCAAAGATAAAAGAACCAGGATAATTTGTTTTTTCTTTTTTTACTCTTGGATTTGGTGTTTTTGTTGAAATCTTTGGAGGGTTCTTAAAATCTTGCCAATAAATTTCATTACTAATATGATATTGATGCACATCAATACCAATAAACTTTAAGTCTTCAACAACTTTATCTGTAAATAAGGTTTTTACTAATTCTTCGTTTGCTTCTGGGAATGCATAAAATAGTAAAGTAGAATCCAGTTTCCAATCTTCTTCTAATTTTAATTTTAGGGTATGATATCGTTTGGCAGACCCCAAAATAAAAGTACCACGAGTTCCAGGTTTGTAGAAACAAATAACAATTCTGTTATTTGTTTCCTGATTGCAATTGTTACTGTATACGTTATTATTATTAGTGCATCTGATATCACTCCAGACTTTTGCCCTCATTACACTATGAACATAATCTATCAAATTCATATTTGAAAATTTACATTTATAAATATCATGAAAATTCATATATATGTTTGAGGTAGCAATGTTTTTGTTGTAAACGAGTTTATATCTAGATTTAGATTCTTTTTCAAGGGCTTCGATCTCATCACTTGTCAAAAGAGTAAAATCTTCATGTTTTAAATCAATAGGCAAGAAAATATCATGTAGAAGTGGAGGGGCATTGCCAATGCCATTATTTGATTTTAAAAGATAAGTAAGAAGCCTTAAGATAACCTTATTACTATTAAAAAACGTTTCATCTTGAATGTCTGTATTCAACAATTCATTAAGATAATTCTTAAAATAATTATCAATAAAATTAACAATATTATTATAGCAATTATCTGTAATTTCTAATAATTCTCTACCGGGATTAAACTGGCATTCCTTATCGTCAAGTACTTCAATAAGATAATATTCCAATGAATCTCTATCATAGTAGTTAAAAATCTTGTTGTATTTCTCTCCAAACAAAACACTAAGATCTGTTTTACCATGTTTAACGGTTAAATCGTAGATTACATTTTTAAATTTAAACGTAATCACATTAGAATTTAAACACAAATTAGTTTTTTCCAGCTTAGAAAAACGAATAAAAGAATCTGAATGAATTTCAACAGTATCATTTTTATAGTTACCAATTTGTGTAAGAACATCTCCAATGTAGAATATAGGTTCTACTTCAAAAAAGTAACCTACGTGTTTAATGTATTGTTCACCATATAAAAAGTTGTAATCAATAGGAATATTTACTGTTAAGCCAGTTTCTTCTGTGGATTCAACTTGAGATATTAATTGACACCGTGGGTAATTTTTTGCATCTTTAAAAATGTAATATGTTGATTTGATTCCATCAAAAATTGAGCATACACTAAATGAATCAGTGTATGCTAATGGAGATTTACAGCCAATCCCCATTGAACCAGTAAATTGATTATCACCTTTTTTAGAAGATGAACCATATGTGGTATATAGTCCAATAATATCATCATGATGCAATCCGAAGCCATAATCTTGGATTAAAATTGAATCGTGATTTATTGTAACTTTAATAGGAATATTTTCGCATTTTCTTTCAACGTGAGCGTCATATGCATTACACATGATTTCACGGATAAAAGCTAGTTCCTTATTAACATAAATCTTGGTGGATAAAATATCCATAATTGTAGAATTAGCATCAATGCTAAAAATAGCAGCATCAGAAAGGTTTGGAGAAACCAAATTTGTACAAGTTGATGTCATTTATTTTCTCTTGTATTTATAAAAGGTGGATATAGTACTAACACTATATCCACCTTTTGTTATTGTCAATTAGACATTATCAAAAACGTCAGTAGTATCAAAAACTTGCCGCATCGGATAACCAGATGGATCTTCTAAGAACTCTGCTTGATGATAAGCAAGTCCATGATAAACAAGTCCATAACGACGTTCGATTTCTTGTTCCATAAATGGATCAAGAAGGCCAAAAGTCGGCCAAAACATCGAAAACGGATCGCGGAAATTTTGTGGAGTACCCTTAACGATGATTTTTCCATCATCATCGCGCACCGACCGTTGCTTCATGATAAATTCTCGGATGGCGCAAATAATTTGAATATTAATATTTTCGAAACTATTAAGCTTCACAGTGAATTGTCGACATGTCCTGTCACAATTCAAACGATTCTCCGCAATCATGCGGCCCGTCGCACGATTGAATGTATCTTTTCTATTACAAAATGAAACACCAAACACCACCTCTCGCTCAGGTGCATCGCGTTCACCCGTAAATTCAAAAGCAACAGTCGCCCCGGTTTCAAATTCAGAGCCGCGAAAATGTACAAAACGTGTCTTAAGCCGTGTCATAAAATACCTCTTTTTGTTATTTATATTGCGAAAAGTTCAGAACGTTTTCGCCGTTGAAATTCGAAGAATCGTGGTTAGTTACCCAGAGTCTAGGAATCCCAATTTCTCCCGGATAGGGAGCTTCCAAATCAGTCAATACTACCACACCAGATAAATTAGGCATGTCTTTAATGTAGCTATTGATGCAGGAAAAATCAGTGCCGCCACACACCGTGCGTAGCTTAGGTGGCACCATACTAGTAATAGTCACGATGTTCTCACTGTCAACCGAAGTTGTGAACGGCACGAAAAGAAATTCCCGGTCGGCTTCACAACACTTTTTAACAATCGCGAAGAAATCTGCGAGCAATTCATCCGAGACTGAGCCCGACATATCACAAAAGAAAGCAATTTCAGCTTGTCGGATGAATTTACTACCCGGATGCATATAAGGATTCTTTTTATTCAGCTTTCGATTAGAAGATTCCTTACCACAAATAACATTCGCTCTTTCCAAGAAAAAATTTAAAATATCTTCTGGATTTGTCTTGGATTTGCGAGTCTTGATAAACTTTTCAAGAAGAGTTGAATTACCAAGTCCTTGACCTTTTGAAGAAAGGTATGCATCTTGGATTTTATTCAAATCATAGATTTTTTCAAGGAAATCCGGCCCTTTCTTTGAACCATGTCCACCTTTTTTACTACCTTGGGCTGATTCATGGCCTTCGATCGCATCACTAAAATCTTCCAGTGACATACCATGCTCTGTAGAAAGAGATGATTTATCATGAAGATTCATCATATTGATGAAACTCTGGTCTTTTTTTCTTAGAATATTTAAATATTCATCCGAAGAGAGCCCTGTCGGAAAATCTTGATAAGGAAATGCGCCGGGTAAACAAATATTTGGAATGAGAATAGTTTGCCCATCTACAGCACAATTCCAATTGATATGAAGATCTTGAGCAATGTTTTCAATCTTCGCAGTATCTTCGAAAAGATTGTGAGAAAACGAGATTTTATTTCTAAAATCAATATGACCGAGAATAATGTGAGACATTTCGTGAATAATGATAAATTCGATGGAAGATAATCCTCCTAATTTATATTGATAGAGAATAAAATCAGGGTTATAAATCATATAACGATTATTATATCTTGAATCATACACAACAGCTGCTGTCTTTTCCTCAAACATAGACTTTTTATCAGCAATAACACTGATACCAATAAACATGTAATAAAAGAAGGTATTGTTGCCTAACAGTTTTTGATTAATACAGGTAAAAAAGATCTTTTCACATGCAGCTTTCTTTTTCTCAAAGGATTGACTTCTTAGTTGAACATAGAAATCTCTTTGATCTTCAAAAATCTTGTAATTGTTGTTAAGTCCATCTTTATATACATCAGGTAAATCAACAAATGATTTATGATTTAGGATTTTGAGATAATACTCTTTACTAAGATTATATACTCTATCTGATTCCTTGTGATATAAAGCAATTTCTAACTCTAATTCTTCTGGCGTTTGCATATTATTCCCCCGAGTACATTTGAGTAACTTCAGCCTTATTGAATGCAATAAGGATTGAATCTGTCATCGGCTTTTCTTCAGTAAGACTGTGCTGCTTAACTTCATCAACGATGTCATTGATATAAAAGAACCAAGAAATACGATTGGTATTTGGATCCTTATAAAAGATGTTCAAATGCTTTACGTCGCTGTGTGCAAGCAAAGCATTGACACGCCAAGTCTTGTCGTCCATTGCTTTATTATTATCAGCATGAGGTCCAAAGTAAATCTTCTTATTGTGACGAAGAAACTTTGCCCAAATTGAACGCTGCTCATCTTTTTCTTGAGGACTAAGCTCTTTCCAAGTCGGCATATCTTTGATTGTGATCTTTTCGACATCCTTTTTCATTGTTACATAATCTTGATCAGTATAGCCGTCTTCAATAACAAATTCCCACTTCATTGTGGTGCGTGGCATACCAGAATCTGAAATAATAATGTCAAGCATACTTTCTGCATCAACAGTCTTATTAGTTTCAAGCATACACCCAGCAACAATAGCGTCAACGAAATCAAATCCGTCAAGAGAAACAAGTTCGTCAGATCTCTTTACATAAATACTCTTCACGTTTTTGTGTTCAAAAAGTGAACCCATAAACATTGATATTAGGCTATTAACACCCTTGGTGTTAATATCTGGTTCGTACATTAGAACATAAATAATATTACCAATGGCGGTCATGATAACTTCTTCACTAAGTTCGGATATCCACTTAGTAAGATTATCCACCGCCGATCTATTATAACCCTTCTCAAAAATAGTAGAGCGAAGATTCAAAAGTTCATTATATTCAATGCTTGAATATACCTGAGCTGTCGAAAGTTGTGAAGTCTTTTTCTTACCATCAAGAATATCAACAATTGAAATCTTTGCATAATTATTATGAAGAAACTTTACAAGATCAATCGATGCCTTCATACCGACGCGAGGTCGTGAATAGGTGACAATTTCATCACCAAGTTCTTCAACTTTTTCAAGAATTTTATTTTTGATAAAGAATTGTGAAAGCTTAACCCAACTGCGCGGACTTGGCTGAATGACATTTCGCTCAATCTCAGCAGCGAAAAAGTGTTCAGGGTTTTGCGCAAGAAAGTGTGAAATTTCAGTTGGCACAAGTTTCTTTTCACCAACGAATTCAAGCCATTCTGTAAGATCTGGTCGAACATCAATCACCGCGTAACGATCAAGTTCGGCAGGATCCATAATTCGAACCTGATAATTCGACCCATGCTCCCCGCCATTAACAGCAGCAATAATAATAGTACCGGGATGGAGAGTCATACCATTAAAGGCTCGTGAATCCATGAGCTGAAAAACACCTTGTGCCAATTCCCTAATGGCTCGGTCAACTTCATCTAGGAAAAGAACGACTGGTTCATTGCAGGCTGTCCAAAGCCAATCTACAGGTGTAAATTGAACGAAATCGCCGTCTACGCGCTGTAGACCAGTCATTTCACCATCGGTTAACTGACTAAGGCGTTTTTCAATGACTTTGTTTACCAAACCTTCTTCAATTAAACGTTTGGCAGCCTGATAAACAATTTCTGATTTACCAATACCATGCTGACCCCGAATCAGAATAGGCTCTTGAGCCTTCATAAATTTGTAAATTACTTCTTTGGCTTGCTTGATAGTAAGAGTACCAATTTTGCTCGAATAATCCATAATATTGTACCTATAGTTGTAAGTTGTAGGATGCTTTCCTGCATCAGACAAAATATAGGTACAATATTATAATCCTAAATTAGTTTATTGTTGAGTTTTATTAAGCACGTATGCTTTGACTGACAACAGTAACTTAGAGATTGATAAAGAATAACTAAGGCTCTGTTTTATAGTTAAGTATGGTTCAATAAATTCTTTAGAATCAGATAATTCGTGAGTATTGTAATCGCAATACTCAAATATATTTGAGACTAATAACTTAGACCTAATAATATGAGATCTTGCACTCAAATTATCATATAATCTATCATATAGGCTATATATTGTTTGTTTAAAAATTGTATCTATCATTAAACCATAAACAAATTCACTTTCACTAAGCTTAATATTGGACAGCGCCCTAATCAACGGACCACCGCCAGCGACAACGACCCCACCACGAACAGCAGTCGTTGCAGACGAGAGCGCATCTTCTAATCGGTGTCGCTTTTCCAAGATTTCTGCTGGCGTGTTACCTGCAAGATAAATGATAATTGCAGAAGCACTTAATTGCGAAATTCTATAAGTCAATTCTTGTGCCATTCTATCATCTTCAGCTTCTGTCATATCTGATTTAAGTTTTTCGATCCAAGAATCATATTTTGCATCATTAAAATTACAATCAATAAATAAGGTTTTAAATTTAGAAGACGTGACCATTTTACAGGTACCTAAATGCTCCGATGGCTTAAGAAGAGATAAGGGTAGTAAACTATCATCAAATAACGACGCACCAACCATTACACTTAAATCTTCAAGTGAGTTTTTCTTTTTGACACCAAAATAAGGAGCATTTATTGCAAGAATTTTTATCCCACTTTTATTTTTATTGTAAATAAGAGTAGACAATACTTTTTCATCAAATTCATCTGCCACTAGTACAATTGGTTTATTAAGCAAAACTAACGTTTCAATGGTGTTTTTAAAATCCGAGCCAAAATTTAGCCTACCATTGTAGACAAGAATTAATGGGTCCTCCAATTCACAAGTATGTTTATTCGTATTACAAAATTCATAACTGCTATAACCAGAGTTATAGTGATAACCATCACTAATACTAGTATGGCTTAAGTGAGTTTTGCTTTCTTCGATTTTAACAGATCCATCAATACCAATAAATTCAAGTGTGTCAGCAACTAATTTTGCTAATTCTTTATCATTGTTCGAAGACAATAATGCAACTCTAAATATATCTCCATAATTTTTAATATCATATACCTCTTTGGTTAACTCGCTAATAAGTATTTCTAAACACCTATCTAACTCTTTAAACAATAAAGGTCTATTAGTCCCAGAATCAATAACCCTGATCATATTATTGTAAAAAGCAGATGTTAAAATAGCCGTAGTTGTTGTCCCATCGCCACAACTTGACACGGTTTTTTCACATGCTTCCTTCATTAAATTCCACACGGATTTTTCTAACGGGTTATTAGTATGTAAATTTCTAGCAACAGTAACCCCGTCTTTTGTAAGAAAGTCTCCGCCATCATTGGAAATCAATACATTAAACCCACCCGGCCCGAATGTACTTCCAACTATTTCTGAAAATCTATTTACATATTCTATTATTTCATTTTTAATTTCTTGCATATTTTCCTTTGTTAAATATTTTAGTAAAAATCAGGATCATCAGGATCAAAAATATTGTCATTTTCGATCACTTCAACAGATGGTAATTTGGGTTCTGTTGTGTCGTCGGCTGCATCTAATGGCGACACAGGTGGTCCCGGCGGCACCGTAGGCACCTTGACGGGCGCTGTCAAGGGCGTAGTGGCACCATCGGGTGTCGGTGCCGGCCGTGGCGTGCCTGTGCCCTCTGGTGCTTCGTCCATGTTGACTTTAGAATTAAATGCATCATTTCTAATAATTGGCTTTTTTTCACTTGCATATTTTTTTTTCTTTGAAATTAATTCAACTTCATCTTTATCTATTTCATTTTCTAAAATTTTTAATTCTTCTTTAGCTAATTTATTATCAGAAGAACCATCTGAAACTTTAACACTATCTAATTCTTTATTTAAAGAAATTAATTGGTTCTTTTTTTCTGCTAAATCATATTTAAAAATTAATTTTTTATCCTCTAATTTAAATATTTTACTTTGAGATGTTTCTGAATTTAAAAGTTTTTCAATCTTGTCAATATCTAATTCTAGTTTAGATATTTTTTGTTCTAAATTAGAAATATCTTTAACTATATTATTTTTTCTTATTTTTTCTTGAAAAACTTTTTCAGAAGGTAAATTAACTCCATCGTTTATATCTCTATTATTAATAAACAATTTGTTGTCAACAACTTGAACACTTTCTTCTATACATTTTTTAACAACACCTGAAAACCCAATCGGGCCAGACAGAATTGAATGAATATGTTTACAACCAATACCAACATTATTTGGATTATTATTACTTGCTGGCCTTGTTTCTTCCATGCCGGGAAATGCTGATTTTTTCTTTGTCGCTGCATATGAATAATAAAATTTAAACGCATTGCATTGACAATGAAGTGATACATCTGCTTTCATTAACTCTCTGTGAAAGCTTGCATTGAATCCATTTGTATCATTGTTTTCACCATATTTTTTATTTTTATTAAATATTTTTTTAGCTATAGATTCAAATTTAGAAAAACCAATAGTCGTCTCATACCTGGAGCTTTTATTCCTTATTTTGTATCTTTGTTTAAATTCACCGCTATTTGGATCTAACAATTTAGATCCAGATGGATTCATATATTCTTGAGAATAAAAGTAATAAATATAGTTTAACAACCATAAACTTTTACGTCTATCATTTTCCACAAAACGAACTGTGCCACGCGGCACTTTTAAAGAAGTATAATTCCAATCCCATTTTAAAGCTAAAATTAAATCAACGCTTGGTACACTTTTAGATTGCGAGCCTTCTGATTTTAGAACCAATTTGGATGCTGGTGTAATTATGGCACCTCTAAATGTAGGACTTGCATTATAATCCACTTCCAATATAGATTTATTGATACGGTGATGAAGAAAACCATAAGGCTTTCCTTTGTTTTCACCTCTATCAACTCTAGCTTTTTCTTGTCCTTGTAATAAAGCCCTAATTGAAGAAATACTATTTTCTTTTATCAGGTATTCTAGGATAGATTTTGTGGTATTTCTACTCATTAAAACCTAACCTTCTCACATAATTCTGCGAATACGCCATTATCTTTATTTAATAAAAAGAAGCTTAATGTCTTATTGCTGGTGACATATCCTTTATTTTGGTGCCACCTATCAGCGCCCGATAGAGAACCCACTTGGAATTGGATAACACCAGAGAATTCTTTTACAATTTTGTGGTGAAAGTGACCATTGAAGAATACACAATTTTCTGTTTGTCCCCACATTTCGCGTGCTTCTTGGGCGATTGTGAGTGGAAGGTCTTCGGCTTTCATCCCATCGCCATGTGTGAAGCAGATTAAAGTGTTCCCATATTTGACATATTGTCTAGTTCTAACATCTAAATTATTAGCAATTGACATATAATTGTCAATACCAACATTTTGACCGACTAGTTCATCTTTTAACTTGCTACATACTCTGTCATTGTTCATAAAAAATAATGATATCATTGTATAAAGAGAAATAGAACTTAATCTATCATGATTGCCGGGTGTTACAATTAGGTTGATTTTATTAGTAACTCCACTATCGAGTAAATAATTAATATAGGCAACTTTTAACATAAGTCCGCTTAACAAAGCATTAACAATTGAATTCTCATTATCTTGAGCAGTTCCAGCAGTTGTTGTTCCCGTCCAAGTATCCATATTGAAAAAGTCGCCACCAACAGTTAAATAGATCTCTTCGGCAACGCCAAAGTTTTTAGCATTTCCGATTAAGTTCGCTGTGCAATGCACTAATCTACTTTCTAGGATTTCATAACTATTTTGAGAAGTTTTATTGATTTCATTATAATTGGTCACCTTACCCCAATGGAAATCTTGGACAGGTAGGACAATGCAATATTCGCTTTTTTTAGAAGATTCTTCAATCGGGATATTGATATGCTTATGGGTCTTGCAAAAATTAATAAATGGTTCTAAAAACGAATCCTTCCAAGTTAACCACTTGTCTGAATTGGTTTTAATTTCTGAAAGTTTTTTATCTTCTAAATTTTTCTGTAATTTAAAATTAACAATTTTTTTAATTTCTTTTTCTAGATTTTCTTCTTCATATGAAAGAATATTTGAATCATGAGTTATATTATTTTCTTTGAGAAAAGATTTAATAATATAATCGGGAATATTTAAATCTTTTGAAATCTGTTTAACTGTTTTAGACTTCCCAAAATAATTTTCATATAAAATTTTAATATTTGTCTTGTCGTCTTCAGATAATATCACTAATTTTTTTAAATTAGTGAATATAGACGGAGAAGGTAGATTGTTTTTTTTAAACAATTTACGTAAATATCCAGGATATTTACCTAACAAGGTTTCGATCTCAGATATTTCCTGAGTTTGAAGTAAGATTACTGATTTTATAATATTATCCACTAGTATTTTTCCTTATTTCTTCTAATAGAGTTGGCAAATCCAACCCGGCGCAATCAATTTTGTTGCGCGTTAAATTATAGTGATTTAACACACCATTGAATTCACCGATTACAGCCTCATCACAAATACCATCTATATTAGACGGACAAACAAGAGGAATGTTATATTGTGTAGTTAAACACTTTACTAATTTTTTATATGATTCAATTTGTCTTGGGTAAAAACCTAAAAATGGACCAAGATTTGTTTTATGAACTCTAGCATTCATAATTGGTCGTGGTCCAAATCCGTTTTTAATGTAAGTGTTTTGGTACTTGAGATAATATGCATTTGAAATATCAACTCCAATTGAATTATTATTCCAAGAAGCAACTTTTATACCCTTGAACTGTTTTTTATCAATACTAGTCGGGCCAGCGTGCCAAGCAATATTGTTTGTGTCAACAAACTGAAAAATGGTTCCATCATTATCAATACAAAAATGCGTAGAAATAGAAACTTTTTTGAGAATATTAAAGCAACTTGTTGCAGAAAGAGCCACATCCCAATGGGTCACAATCATATTAGGGTGTCTTGGTTTTTTTTCTGTTCGATAACATGATGGTGGTAATGATTTTTGAATAACCTTGCAATCAATTGGGACCTTCTTACCGTCACATAAAATAAAATTATCTAAAAGAGTAGAAGCAAAACCATTTAATTCTTTTACTGTTTCCTCTTTCATCTTTTCTTCTAAGTCTTTGTTTTTGTTATAAAAACTTTTTAAAAAATTAAACATAATTATATCTCCTTATCGAATAATTTTGGTGAGAATATTTAATCGCTTGGCTTTAGTTGTAGAAAAATAAGTATTAATATTTGGTTTAATTAAATTTCTAATTCCGTCATTGCCAAATTCTTTTTTTAGGGTTTCGAGGTACTTGTGACTTATCCTTTTCAAGTCACTCGTCTCATTAAGTAGGTGCGAAGTATGCCCCGTGGCGCTCAACCATGCTTCATGGACCATAAAAGTAGTATTTTGTGACGAAACTCTCTCATTACCCGCTGCAAGGATCAATAAACCAGCCGACATAATCTTACCATAACAATGAATAACAATGTTGAAATACCTTGAGCATTCTTTAATAGCTTGATAAATTGCAAAACCTTCGTGTATACTTCCACCTTGAGTTGATAAATATATAATTAAATTGTTTCCAAATTTCTCGATAAATTTATCTGTATACTTTTCATAATAATATATTAAAATATCAGTCATTTCGTGCAATTCTTTAATAAATTTGAGAGAATTTTCTTCTTCTACTTCCCCGAAGAAATATAGCCTGTTAGTCACTGTCGCCAATATCTCACTTTCATCTTCGCATGAATTTGCAGAAACAAGTTCAATAATTTCTTCCATGTTCTTACCTTTGGTGATTGCGTACAAGTATAAACACGACTTATAATGTAACAATAAGTAATTTCATAAAAATGAAAAAGGGCAATATTTTTCAATATTGCCCTTGTATCTTAATAAAATTACTTACTTTTTCTTTCTATTAAGACTTTCTTTTAGTAGTCTATCATAAACTCTATTGGTCAATGATTCAACTAATTTACCGGGTTTTCTCTTGGATTCGGGAAGAATTTCTTCCTCTTCTAAGTCATCTTCAAATCCACCCATGTCGTCTTCTAGTCCACCCATGTCGTCTTCTAGGTCGCCGTCTAAGTCGTCATCGCCCATATCGCCAGTGAGATCGATATCTGCACCGCCACCGCCGCCACCGAGCAATCCATCAATCAAGCTGCGCATTTGCTCTAGTTCTGATCGTGAAACCGAAACCGTTTCGCCGCCGTCGTCGCCGTCGCCAAAGCCGCCGAGGTCACCACCACCTCCGAAATCATCGTCTCCGAAATCATCGCCCCCGAAATCATCGCCCCCGAAATCATCGCCGACGTCATCTAGATCGTCAAATTCGTCATCACCGCCGCCCATACCACCTAGATCTGCACCTACGGGTGCAGGAGGTCCGTCTGTAGGAGGTCCGCCAAAACCACCTGTCATTTCATCATCATCAGTCTCCATATCAAAATCTTCAGATTCTGTCAAAAGCCTGATACCAGCTAAAGCGGCCATTCTTCGCTGAGTACTTTCATTGATCATTTTTTTTGTTTTCATATTTTTCTCCGAGAAACTATAGTGTTAAATAGTTTAATTATTAAGTATTTTATAATATGTTTGAATTTCTTCAGGTTCGTAGCTTAAATTAAAGATTTCCTTCATGTTTATAGCAGTTTTTTCAATTATTAACATCTTCCTTTTCTCTTTTTGTTTCAAATCTCTAAATTTGTATTTAGTTCTTTGAAAACGTTTGAAGAGGGTGTTTCTTAAATCTTTATTTCTCATTAAGTGGTGAATAAAAAAACCAAGAAATTCTATGTGATCAATTTTTCTTCTTGCTAATTTGGAAATAAACTTAATTCTATCTACATTAGATAGTAATGCGTTTAATTCTCTTGGTGAAATATATCTAGCTAAAATATGCCTCATACTATAAGGGTATGTATAAGGTAATTTTTTATTTTTTCTTATAAAAAGATATCTATAATTCACGAATATGAGCCTTACGTTCAGCTATTGAATTACTTGTAATGAAAGAAGATTTACCTTTAGTTTGCAACTCATAAATTGATTTACAATTTGAGTACGAACAACCACTTCTAACACCGTTCATTAAATTATTAATTTCTAAATGTACATATCCTTTTGCTGGGATGTGGTGTGAAATACCTTCTTCGTAAATATTATCTTTCCCGACTTGATTTTCTTTGGATGCCATTCCAAAATATTGTTTATATTGTTTGTCATTTATACTCACATAATTGCCGGGCGATTCTTTTGTGCCTGCAAGTAAGCTACCGCACATGACAAAATCAGCACCAAGATATAAAGACTTAACAATATCGCCAGAATTTCTAATACCACCATCTGCAATTATGAAAAAATCATTATCTTTTGGAGGTAGTGTGTCTCTATATTCTTGAATAACAGAGAGACTAGAAGCTAATGGTACGCCATGACCTGTTTGAATAGTAGTGGTGCAAATACTACCGCCGCCAATTCCTACACGATAACCATCTACACTTAAACCCCTAGAAATATACTCACTAATATGAGTATGATCAGAAATAGAACCAACTACAAGGAAAATACCTGTTCCACTTAGTAATTTTTTTGCATGTTCAACAAATTTTAATGTTTTAATATTGACGCCGTGCGCCACATCAACACAAATAAGATCTACTCCAACATCAATATATGCTAACAGATCATCATAATCTTGTTGTTGAACACCTACCGCGACCGAAGTAAAAGTAAAATTATGTTCACTTTTAAGCTTTTTAAGTTTCTCAAGCTTGCTCTCCAATGATTGAAATCTGTGTAGAATTGCCATGGAGTTGATGTTACCCATAGCCGAACACATTTCATAATCAGTTACGTTAGACATAGGCGCAGAGATAATAGGACTATTAAATCTCCATAGAGAGATAACTTCATTAGTATCAACATCTTTCTTTTCTATGTTTACAGTTGTGTCAACTGTAAACCTAGATTCAATTTCTGAATATAGTGGTAACATCACAAAGTCATCAAAGCAAAATAATTCTTTCATCTTTTTCCCTGTTGTTGTCAATAATAAATTTTCCATTATCGTTAGGATAATATGTATCCTTTAATGATCCGTCTTGGTTAAATATCTGAAACTTAACAACTTTTAATGGATCTTCGTCGTCAAAGGTTACTTTGACACTGGTATCAAGTTTCAAATTATATATAATAGTAAGAATTAAACGCTCTTCTATATACACAAACATTCCAGGTTTACAAGGAAATTGATTATGATATGAATTTTCAAAATTTGTTACATGCATCATATAAAAAGATGCAAAAAACGTAGGATACCTTTTAAGTATATCTATTACCACAACTTTCATACGCAAAAACCAAACAATATTTTTCCTAGCTCTTGAACATTTTGCAATGTATTTAGGGTCGTTTTCCCAAAACTCAGGACTATTAATCAAACCATTATATTTAATTAATAATGATTGAAAAAATAGACTATCTTCTGACACGCTATTAATAACTCTGTGTGAATAAGTACTATATATAAAAATAGGCGTAACAATTGCACAATTTATTAACCAAATAATACCAACGGTATCAAAAATGCCAAAAATTATTGTGATTGCCAATATTGGCATCACAAAAAATATAGGCATTAACGCAAACAGAGTGAAGATTTTTCTAAGTAAGATTTTCATATTATTGCCCTGTTGAGCCAAACCCACCTACGCCACGGGAAGATTCTTCTAAATCCTGAAGAACTAGCAAAATTGGGTGTTCAATTTTATAAAACAGAAATTGAGCAACACGCTCGCCGGGTTTAACAATTTGAGACTTGTTACTTACGTTATGTAAATTTACAAAAATCTCTCCGCGATAACCAGAATCTACAATATGAGCACCTACAATAAGACTTTTCTTAGATGCAACAGAACTACGATTCTTAATCTCTAGAACATATTCCTTATCAAAAGATGTAGAAATTCCAGTTGGAATTAAAGCCCCTTGACCCGCATCAATAAAAATACCTTCTGTTCCACAATAATACAGATCGTAACCTGCATCTTCATCGCTTTTTTGGAATGGTAGTTGGCTACTTTCTCGTAAAAGTTTAATCTTTAAAGTACTTGACATTTTATTCCTTTTATGGTAAATTGGTAATTAACTAGAGTCTGTTTACTCGACACCCAAGTATATCCACCTTGATATTATTGTCAATTATAATTTTATAAGTTTTTGTTTAGCATCAAAAATTGTAAATCCAAAAAAACTATTGAAAGAGTCAATTGTGGCAACATAAATATTGTGTAATTCAATACTAATTTCAAATATATTAAAACAAAATATTTTATATTTATTGAATGTATCATCCAATACAACTATTTCAACATAATGTTTTTGAGTATTCTTGCTGATTTTAGCTGTTTTTTCAATTGGGATAAACCAAACAGTGTTATCTTCTGCGCTATATGAAGAAATATTTTGAATACTATTCTTATGTAAAAATGCTTCTCTTTTTGCGTTTAAGATTAATTTCATATCATAATAACCAAGGATTTCAATTTTTTGCATTAGAATTTCTTGCTTAGAAAATTCTTCTATATCTGATAATTTTAATTCTTGTTTAGTAGGAGAAAATAAATCAATTTGTTTTTCTGTTAACTTTCCATAAGCAATAATTTCAGAAAAGTTATTTTTGTCAACTTTTCTTGCGTTTTTTAGCTCAATAGATTGGAAAAAATGTTTTTTATTTAAAAACCTATTATCTTTTAATGAATCTAAAATACCACCAGATGCTAAATCCTTTATTTTTCTAATATTAAGTGCTGAATAGGAAATATTCGGATTAAACAAAAAGTGTTCAATGTTTTTAAATGGTTGGTTATTAATAATTTGCTCAATTGATTTAGAGCCCATTCCTTTTACCATCGTAAAAGGTGCTAGTAAATTATTATCACCTAAAATTTTCCATTTTTCTTGAGATAAATTAATATCAGGTAAAAGGATTTCATATCCTAATTTTTGAATGTTCATAATACTTTTTTGTTTTGAATCAGCTGATTCTGCTGATTCTGTATCAAGATAAGAGGCACACCAATCATCTTGATAAAAAGTAAATAAATACGAACATTGATATGAAATCATTGAATATGAGAGGGCGTGATTATAAGAAAATGCATAGCGAGCAAATTCTTCAAGTGATTTCATTATTTCATTACTTTCAGTTCGTGTAAGACCTAATTTTATACACCCCCTGTGAAATCTTTCAACAATATCGCTTATTTCTGATAAACCTTTTGACAGTCCTTTTTTAATAAGAATTTTTCTTACTAATTGTCCTTCATCTTGAGAAATTTCTTCTCCTAAAGAACATAGAATCTTTGGGATATCTTCTTGAAAAATAACCATGCCAAATGTGAGTCCAAGAATATCTTTAACCAAGGGATGAATATAAACAACTTCTTCAGGAAATTCTTTGGCTTTAAGAAACTTTTTATCAACATTGGATGATAATGGGCCGGGCCTATAAATACTGGTAATTACACAAATATCTAATAGACTTCGTGGTTTAAATTGATTAGCAAAAGATTGGGCTCCATTTTCGGTAAACTGGAAAATGGATAGGAAATTCATCTTATCAAAAACATTCTCATAAACCTGTTCAATATTGAAGTCAATTTTGTCAGGGTGTAAATTTTCGTTATACCAACTGATTACATCTTTCTTGGCATATGGTTGTTTGGACCTTTTTAAAATAGATTCAATACAAGCCTCAATCTGATCCAAAGTCTTTAGACCAAGGAGGTCAAATTTCACGTATCCTAGAGCCTCTAGGTGCCTCCCTGCCATACCCTCTACCCAAGGTGTCTGTAGGGTGCCCTTCACGCTGATAAGGGGCAATTTGGCGCTCACATCGTCCAAGATGATCACCCCGCCGGCATGACAGGAAAGGTTTCGAACCTCACCTAATAGATTCTTGATGTGATCAAACACGAATGGATATTTGTTGATGAATCCTTTGAAAGATTCTGAATATTCCAATACTTCTTCAAGTGTAGGCTCATAAACGCCCGCCGTAATACCGTGAGCCTCTTTTGCTCGTGGCATGGCTTCATCAATCATCTTGACTGATACTTCATTAACTTCTTGAAAAGGAATATTATAAAACTTGGTAATATCTTTTAATAAGGATTTAATTTTAAAAGTATTTAAGTTACTGATATTGACAATAGTGTCCTCACCCCAATGGCTCTTGAATACATCTAAAGAAATATTCTTAAAATTTGAAGTGATATCAATATCAATATCTGGCAAACTTGTATCAGATGGTCGAAGAAACCGTTCAAATGATGTTCCCCATTTAATAGGGTCAACTTGATGAATTCCAAGCAAATATGAAACAAATGAACCGGCTGCTGAACCACGACCATTATAAGAAATACAATAATCTTTACTAATGTCTGTGATTTGCTTGGTAGTTAGAAAGTAACTACCAAAATCACGAGCATTAATTACGGATAATTCATATTCCATCCTCTTGCTGTAGACTTCGTCCTTATCTAATCCACGTTTGATTAATTCTTCTCTACACATTTCCTCAAGTGCCTGCGAAACACTTTTGTTTTTAGGTGTAGCAAAAGAAGGAAGTTTGATACTCGTATCAGGAATCACGTTTTCAATTTGATTCATTGCAATATCAAAACTTCTCTCAATTGATTCTAAAATCAATTGATCGTCATATATATATCCACATTTTTTTGAATATGATTTATACGACTCCCACATTTGGTCCCCGTTTTTAGGGTAAATGTCATATCCAACATCCTCAACTGTTTCGGGCAGGGTATTATCAAAATTCTTCTGATTAAGAAACTTGAGCCTTTTGTAAATCTCCCTATCTTTCCAGTCAGCCGGCTTGGGATAATGAGAGTCGCACGTTGATAAGAGATGTAAGTCTAAAATTTTAGAAATTTCAATTAGTTTAGTGTTGTACCAGTGTTGCTCAGGTATAGAATTCCATTGTAGCTCAAGATAATAATCTTGTCCAAATACATCTTTGAAGCCTGATGCTTTTTCAAGCATCAGTTGAAAAATTTCATCATCCGTTTTATCGCGATTGTGCCAATATTGATTCATTAAATGTGAACCAAGGCACGCTGAAGATAAAATCAAACCTTCAGAATGTTCTTTTAACATTTTCATATCAATACGTGGAAAATAATAATAATTATCACCAGTATTTGACATGGATGTCAATTTGTAAAGGTTTTCTAATCCTTTCTGATTTTTAGCCAAAATAACAAGATGAGACCTAAACCGAATAGGATCTTTCTTTTTAAAGTTTGTTTTTGATTCTTCTTCATTTTCAAAATTTGTTTCAGACGAGGATTTATCTTTTTCAATTACGCGATTAGCCTTTAGCTCCCTCCATTCATCAATTGAATCATGATAATATGCTTCAATACCATAAATTGGCTTAATAGCCCTACCTTCTTTTTTCATCTTTTGATGATGAATAAAATGGAAAGATAGACTGTTCATGTGACCATGTTCAGTGAATACAAACGCTTCTAACCCATTCTGTTGGGCAAAGTCAAGATGTTCTGAAGGAGCCCCAAAACCATCTAAAATAGATAGACCAGAATGAGCATGTAATCCGACAAATTTAATTTTACTCATAATATACTTCTTTATTAAAAAACTTATAGTCTCTTAAGTTTATATCTTGTGTTTTCATACGAATTCCTGTTGTATAAATTTTTTATATTTTCTATTAGTATTAATCATATAACAATTATTCATTTCAATATGAAAAATGTTTTCTTTCTTTAAAAAATCAAATATTTTTTTATTTGTTAGAAATTTTGTATTATAAATTTCGCTTTTTATTTTTCCAAATTTGTTTTTAATTTTTACAATTTCTTTTTTAGAATTAATACTTTCCAAAGACTTTGTCAATATTTCTGTATTTATTATAAATGGATAATTGTAGCCATCTAAAAACCCTTTTCCTTCAAATGTAAATTGAATATTTTTTTTAAAATTTACGTGATATCTTCTAATAGCTTTATTCATGTTTGGAATTATATATTTTTCCCAAAGTGTATTTTTGCAAATTTTAGCCATACAATCCCAATAATGTATAATAAACTTTATAGATAATTGATTACTAAGAATTTGCTTAAATGATTGTCTAAAATATTCACAACTTTTAAGACACGCTTCAGTAGCCCCAATTCCCATCATTAAATCTTCATAAGACGGTGATACATACAACACAGGGATTTTCATAAGTTTAAGTTTATTAGAATTGGATTTTCTAGAATGTATATAATTGCCTAAATGAAATTGAAAGAATTTTTTTAAATGAGGATATGTAACAACTATTATATAATCTGAGCCCATGTGTGTTAAATCTAGTAAACATTTTTTTATTGCGCTGATATTAGAAGATACAGGTACCATACAATTAGCAGGCATATAGCGCATGTCTGTATTGTGTGAAATGGTTGAAACACAACCAACGACTAATTTTCTAAACTTTAATAATTTACCAGACATGACACAATACTTTAGATCTCTCTTTTAATGTAAGTTTTAAATCTTCTAAAAGTTCTTTTTTGTTAAGCTCTAAAAACTCTATTGACTCTATTGAATTATATGTTATATTATGATTGTCCAAAATGTGTCTATGTTTAAATTCTTTGATTGCCCTAAATGATCTCGGCATGTTTTTCTGTAAGAACGTCTTTGGGTTATCAAAGAGAATCTTCCTAGTATATATTTCATTTATATCTGGAATTGTGGATTTTTTAATATCTTCTGCTGTGACTTCTGATTTACACATTAAGAAAAAACCCTTGTTGAAGTGATAATAACTTAACTCAGATGGAAATTCAATACCTGTTTTAAATATTTTAAAATAGTCGTTTGCACTACAGACGTGAGAATCTACATGTTTATATTCAAATATATCATATATATTGTATATATTACTTAATTCAGCTTTTTCAAATAAGAACTGTAACTCATCTTCAACAGAGTTAAAATTTATGAAGGTCAAAATATCAAATTCAATCTTAACCGGGTTAGCATTGTTATTTGTATAAGCCAGTAATGTATTTTGTGAAGTAAACTTAAATTTATCACAATGAAAATCTAGTAGTTTACCATTTGAATTGAGATGATATCTCAATTCTCTATATAGAGTAGACTCTGTGGAAATATCTGATCTGCTACTATCATAAAACTTGGAACTAATTCTTGATATTTTTTTTCTAAATGGATATAAATACCAAGAAAAATCATCCTCAATAATTGACCACGGAAAAGGATAATTATTTCCATAAAAAAGCAACTTGGAATCTGTTAAAAATGCATATAACAGAGATTCCAAGTTGCTTCCCAAGACGAGGTTTTTAATCTTCATCTTGGTATTTAGGAACAAATTCAACTAAAATAATTGATGACTTTGGTACAAACATTCTCTCGGTATTAAATTTTTCAACCGTCAACACAGAGAAGTTATCAACATATACCAAAAACTCACCTTCCGCATCAGTTAATTCTCGGTTCAATAAATTAAGTTGAAAAATATTACTTCTACTAGCTTTATAAACTCCAATTTTTTCTAGATTCTCTTTTGAAGAAGCGAATTGAGGTGGCAATTTAATAGCATTAGAATCTAATCTTTCAATAAGAAGAAAATTATTTACTTGATACAATATATTTTTCATCATTCTCCCGGTATTTATCCATATTAATTTGAGATCTTGTGTGTATTTTTTCTAAAAGCAAAGTATGTTTAGACCTTGTTTTGCAATAATTGCGAGTACAATTATTAGAATCCTTAGAACACTTCATCTTATAACGTGGATGATTTGAGGTTAATGCCTCAATCACCATCATTCTATCTGTCTCAGAACAAAAAAGAAATTTATTCTCATACTTTTTATTGACTCTTTTATATTCTCGATGCCAACAACGAGCAGCCCACTTTACATTTTGAACAATAATAGGGTTACCGTCACATAACTTCCAACGGTTTTCCATTAATTGCATGGGGCCGTGAGAAAGATAACCCTACCTTCTCTATAATCACCCATAATAGGCCCACCATTTTTATTTTTTGTTCGTAAACCACCTTCAATACACCAAGTTGCTAAGGAAATTCCAATTAGTGAACTATGTAGAGACATATTTTTGTCTTGGCGCAATAAATCTAAAGCTAAAATAAAATTAAAATTATCAGGAACCCCGTGTTTACATTCTTCTAAAGAAGAATAGATAAAAAAACGTTCATATAAATTGGCAGGCTCGTTAGAGGGAAAGCCAACTTCATAATCGGAAATCGAACATTCCAACGGAAACTCTTGTGATTTTGCCGTATTTTCAAATAGAATTAGACACGCTAAAATTAGCGTCATTTTTTTAATATAATCGAACATTTAAATTTCCTTATTTTGTTAAATACCGTTTTTCGCATAAGTTTTGGCTAATGCGGTTCGTTGCCGTTGTTCATTGTCGGTCCACAGGGCGACGGTATCTCCCTGTGGATCACAGATAGATGATGCAGTCACGTTTGAAGATTTAAGCAAAGCTTCTTCTTCAGCCTCAAATTCTTTAATAAATTTGTTAAGATACCACTGAGCTTTTTTTAAGTCTTCGAGACCTTTTTTATGTTTCGCTCTACAAACATATTTTACCACGTTACCAAGAGAAAAATCTAGCTTCTGATCTGTAATAAAATCATACACTTCAATTTTTCCTTGATTATAATGCGATGGATGATTAATCTTATCTGACATATTATTCCTTTATATCTACTGGTTGATTCGGGTGATACCGAAATTGAATTGATTCTGTATAATCAGCTAAAGTTTTTTTCATATAATCAATGAAGTTTTCATGTGTTTTCAAGTCATACAACTCCCCACGATAATTGAAAACCTGAAAAATACTACCACAATAATTGGTAACTTCAAAAATTTCACGATAGCTATTATCTTCGACATCCCTAAAGTTACTTTGAACCATGACATCCATCTTACTGATAAACAATTTCTTAAGTTTACCTGTAACACAAAGGGCTTCAATTAGTTTAGGGTAATTTAAAAAATTAATTTGGCGTTGACGTCCTGTGGTTGCACCAAACTCAGAACCAAATTTAACAATGTTTGAAAAATATTTTTCATGATTTGAGTTTTTAGGCTGAAATTCTTTTGCTCCGACGTAAGTTTCATATGGTTTGATCACGCCATAAACATTACGAATTTTATCATACGAAATATAATTTGCCAACACGGAAGAAATCCCCGGATGGCTAGATGTGACATATGGATAATCGCCATAATCAACATCTAAAAAGTGGCCTTGAGCACCTTCTACAAGAATTGAATGAGAAGAAGAAGAATCGTATAAAAATTCATATAAATCAATAATATATTCTTTTAACTCAGGAATATCTTTAGCTAAGATACCTTTTCTATCGTATTTATCGCGATAACACGGACCAATACCTTGCTTAGTCGTGCCAATCCTGCTTTCTTTGTTTTCTTCTTCAATATGAGAATTTGTAACGATATGGCAATTACCTGCAATTTTAATACAATCTGTATTATAACCAAGAGTTTTAATATAGGCAACTTCGGCCAAAAATTTATCTACATTTAAAACACAGCCATTTCCGATAATTGACATTGTATTATACAGAAAACCACAAGGGACTAAATGTGTTATAATTTGTTTACCTTCATGATAAATGGTATGCCCAGCGTTTGAGCCGCCGCTTACTCGCATTACTACATTATAACGCTCTTCTCCTAAAATTTGAGCAGTAATTGCACCCTTGCCACAATCGCCATAAGCTAAATCAACAACAACATCTACAAATTTAATCATTATAATCCTTTATAAATTATCCATTAAGAATTTTAAATTCAGAAATCTTTTCGCCATCATCGTTATAAACAATAAGATTTTCTTTATTTTCTTTTAAATAGTTTTTAGCATATTGTTGAATTTTTTCTAAGTCTGGAGAAGTTTTTAAAACTACACCTTTGTTATTTTTTAATGTAAACATACCTATCCTTTTTTCGTTTATGACTATACACACCAACCATGATTGATCAAGTCATTATCCACACTTGCTAGAGCCGCAGTCCATACAAGTGATACAGCCATCTTGATACGCAATGTTAATACCACCGCATTCGTCACATTTTTTCTCAACCAGAGATTTTGTGCCATTTGCAATATATGATTTACTTAATACTCTTGCGACAACTCTTGAAAAGGATGTCAAATCTGAATATTTGTCTTTTCTCAATTGCTCTACAAGATAATTAACAGGTGCTCCGTGTCTCAATGCCAGTGAGATAGTTCTACCAAATGCTGAATAATTTGGATTTGCAAATAATTCTACAACATTCTTGTAGACAATTTCATCATCATCATTGATTGGAATTCTTAGATTATATATTGCTACACCATCTTTCTTACCGTCTTTAACAAGAAATCCTGATTTAATCTTTTTGGGTACTTCTACCATTTCTGATAAACCCGCAAAAATTTCATACGGCAAGCCATTCATTAAGCCCACGAGAATTAGATATGGTTCTCCACCCACAGAAGCTCTGTGAATATCACATTCCATTTCTCTTGGTCTCTTAGGTGCATTTGTAAGACTAATATTATTAATCGTTGCTTTTGGTTCGGTGCTAATCAAAACACCAGCTCTAGAACCATCTCTATATACTGTAATACCTTTACAACCAGTTTTCCACGCCTTAAAATAAGCATCGTCAACCGTTTCAACTGAAACGTCTTTTGGTAGGTTTAAGGTATTACTAATAGAGTGACAAATCCATTTTTGAGCTACTGCTTGCATATCAATTTTAGCAGACCAATCAATATCATTTGCACATGAATTAGCATATGGTGACAAGGATTCATCAGTCAATCCAGTAACTTCCATCCATTTAGTTAATCCATGGTGTCTTACGGTAAATTCACTCCACTTATCACCCATATCATCAACAAAATCGGGAATAGTCGAATCAGTCACGGCAATACGCTTGCGTCTTTTATACGACATCATAAAGACCGGCTCGAACCCGGAAGACGTCTGTGTCAAAATGCTCACAGACCCCGCTGGGGCTGTGGTTGTGAGCGCGATGTTACGTCGGCCATAGTCCCGCCAGTCCGCCAGTGTGCTATCCCCGTAGTGAGCATCAGCAGCCTGTATGACGCGATTGAGATATGTGTGATCCTTTTCTAAGGAAAAATCGAATATCGGGAACGGATTTCTTTCTTTGGCTAAATCTATAGAAGCTTTATAACACGATGTAGTTAAACACGAATAGACTTTTTCTGTAAATTCAATTGATTCCGTAGAGCCATATCGATATCCCATAAAAGCTATCGCATCACCTAATGCTGTAATACCTGTACCAGTTCTGCGACCATTTACAGCCTTAAGTGTAATTCTTTTCCAAAGATCTATTTCAATGGCTTTAACTTCTTGTGGTTCAGGATCTGCATTAATTTTGGCAATAATTTTTTCACATGCTTCGATTTCTAAATCAACAAGATCATCCATCAGTCTTTGGGCAACCATGCAGACTTTTCTGTACTCAACCTCGTCAAAATAAGCATCTTTGGTAAATGCATTTCTGATAAACTTAATCAAGTTAACCAATAATAATCTGCAACTATCATCTGCGCACATACCGAGTTCGCCGCATGGGTTTGTCGTGATTGTCTTAAACCCAAAATCAACATAACAATCAGAGGGCGTATCTCGTAAATATGTATCCCAAAATAATACACCGGGCTCTGCTGATTGCCAAGCTGCCATTACAATAGAGTCCCAAATTTCTTTGGCATTAACGGTTTTGGTAAACTTGGCTAAGTTGGGTACAACATCAGTCGGCCAGCGCAACACAAAATCTTCATTTTTTTCAACTGCTTCCATAAAGGCATCTGATACTTTAATAGAAACATTTGCTCCTGTAACTTTCTTTAAATCCTTTTTCATGGAAATAAAGGTCTCAATTTCGGGATGTTCTACATCACATGAAATCATTAGAGCGCCACGACGACCGTTTTGGGCAACTTCTCTGCACGTATTAGAAAATCTTTCGCAAAATACTGCAATACCATCGGTGGTGCCAGCAGAATTATTTGTTCTCATTCCTTTTGGGCGAATAGTAGAACAATCAGTACCAACACCACCACGACGCTTCATTAATTGCGCCATTTCCTGATCTGTTTTAAAAATACCGCCATAAGAATCATAAGGTGGTGCAATTACAAAACAATTTGATAATGATTGTGTCCGACAAACATTACCAATTGAAGACATTGGAGAGCCTTGAGGAACAATCATCCAACTATCCAAGTAATCAAAAATTTCTTTTTCGGACAGGGGGTTTTCGTATTTTTGCTCAATTCTAGCGAATTCTTTGGCAATGCGTTTGTGCATATCCGTAGGAATACACTCTAATAATTCACCATCACGATCTCTGAGAGCGTACTTATGAATAAATGTTTCTGCTGCTAAATTATCTCCATTAAAATAATTTACAGATTTTTCTAATGCATATTCATATGCATATGGTGAATTGTTATTGTTTGGCATCTAATTTATAATTTCCTTATTATATAAAGTTTCTATCTATATTCTTTATCAACTTTTTTAAAGTTTTGACAATTTTTGTGCTAATTTTATATGATTTTTTATCAATATAATTTAAAATTTTCTTAATCTTCATTTGTTCACTGTTTTGGGTGGGTTTTTAATTAGGTCTAATATCGTGGTTTACGGTACTAATAATTTTGCCATCGACACTGTAGGTATTCCAAATGCCTAGTTTTATTCCACCTTTTGTTTTACCACTCATCCAGATTCTTAATTCAGAATCTTTTTCGTGAGAGTACCAACTCATCTTGGATGGATAAAAATATTCGCATTCTAATATTTCGCAGTTTTCATTATTTGGCAATTCTTGAGAGTCTTTGTTCAAGCTCAAGTCTCTTTTTGAGGATAAAGTTTTGGAGATTTGTTTCCGCTTCCGCTGCTGTCTCTTCTTTTTCATATAGATCAAATCCAAATTGAATAGAATCATCAATAATTCTAGTAGACACTGTTGATAAATCTTTTTCTTCTCTTAAAATTTTATCGCTTGGGCCGTTACGATTCTTAATAATAAGAGCATTACCCGTTGTTGAAAATGACATAGCATAGTCAATTGGTGATACTCTTTTGTATCCATCTTGGATATGATTAAAAGTAACTACATCAGCCTCAATCGAAGCCCTGTTTGTTTGGCAAGCTGATAAGGTCGCCATATTATTACGACTAACCATAGAACAGACTTCTGAATAGACTTGAAAACCTAATTCATCTTGTCGTTTTGTAGAGGATACAAGTAAATCAAGATAGTCAATAATAATAAGGTCAATTTTATGACCATGTTCTATCATTTTATGATAGTGATTTTCAATTGTCTGAGCCGTTGCTGAATACATGGGAAAATGTTTAATAAACAATTTGCCCGGTACTGTATGCATATATTTCTTAATTAAGTCTTTATTGTTCTTCAAATTTTGAAGTTTTATACCAAACAAACAAGAGTCAAATCGTCTAGCGATAACGCTATCCTTTAACTCAAGAGAAATATATAATACATTTTTACCTCTAAGTAAATTAGCAGCACCTGTATATACCATTCTCATGCTCTTACCGGTGCCTGTAGGGGCGAGATATACAGCTATCTCACCTTTGGCGACGGGTCCGCCACCAGTATAATCATCTACGACATCCCAGCCGCTAGTGCATATACCCTCGCGCTGATCCTCTTCATACCTTTTTTCAACATCTTCGCTATATATTAAGCCTGATTCTAAATCAACACCAAGCTTAAAGCATTCATCAATTTTTGCCTTGAAGGCATCTAATTCGCCAGAATCTAATAGATCGTGGTATTTACCAATGGCCTCTTTAGTTTTTTGTACCTTAAAGAATGTCATAGATTCATTCTTTACAAATTCTTCATCAATTACTTCAGAATTTCTTTTTAATCCTGAAACGAAATTTTTAACAGCGTTTTCATTGATTTTATTGTCATAAACAATTTTTGTGTTGACAATACTTTCAATTGTAGAAAGCGAAGGGTGTGATTTGTATTCGTCTTTATAATCGAAAATCTTGGATACTAAAATCTTTAGATAGTCTAATTCAAATGATTCAATATTGATAACGTCTTTTACTCTATTTGAGAAAGGTCTATCAATTGCAATCAATTTAGCTAATTTAATTTGGAATTCCGGTCCAAAGTCTGAAAGTTGTTTTTTTCTACTAGTAAGTTCCATTAAATTGTCCTTAAAAATAATCAGAGTGTTCAGAATATTTACTCAATAACATCTTAAAATTTTTCATCATATTCCTGTTTGCAAATATATCACAAAGATTATTAAATTCAGATTCTTTAAATAATCTATTACATTCAATAATGTCTTTTAATTGCTGATTTTCTTCAGAAGACATATTGACTTCATATAGTTGCATAATCGCATAATTTTTCTTTACTAAATCCTGATTTTGAAATAATTCCGTATAAATAGTATATGGTTTTTTTCTTTTATCTAATTCATTATCCACAACAGCTTGGGAATATAATTCTTCAAATGTAAGTTTTTTTTCTTTTAAAATACCTGGAAATCTCTTGCAAATAGTAGCTAAACCAGCGCCTTTAAGCCCCGGTAAATTATCACTCTTATCACCCTCTAATGCTCTTGCTAAAACGAAATTGTGAGGGTGAATACCAACATCTCTTAGAAGATCTTCTTTGGTATATAGTGTTTTATTTGTCGAACGATAAATAGAAATATTATCATCTAATAGTTGATAAAAGTCTTTATCGTTCGAAATAATGATAGCTTTATCATTATTATGTGAAAATTTTTGAGCTAACTTTGAAATAATATCATCAGCTTCAAGATCCACAAGATTAATATTGTAAAATGGTAAAGTAGCTAATACCTCTGTCAATAAATTTCGTTGAAGATTTCTGTTTGCCTCAATATCCTCTTGAGAGGATATTAGTCCGTTTTTAACCATTTGGTGTGGTTTAGGGGCGGTTCTATGGTTTTTATATTCCTCATTAATAACTTGACGTTTTGCTCTTGAGTTCTTACCATCCCAAACGATATACATATCGTTTGGATTATATGACTTTAAACATTTATTAAGCATATTGACGAAACCCAATACACCACCATAAAATTCACCATTAT